GAGTCCTATTAGAAACTAGCCACCCCCAAACTAATGTCTAAACAGTATCCCCCCTACAAATCTTAAGCTTTAAAAACTTGGCTCTAACTATCTTTAGCTGTATTTTTTGTTCTTCCTCTTTAACTTCATCTCATCCTTGACATTATTTTTTAAGCTCTTTAAAACATACAAATCATGAGCAACAAGACTAAAGCCTACTTCATGGAAGTAGCAGATTTCAAAGCTTTTATCGGTGTATCTAAACTTGACATTTATACCGATAAAGAAGACCCCAGCAAAAAATCCATTAAAGCTGGCAGTGTTTGGATTAACATCCAAAAAGACATTGATATGAAGGGTAGATTGGTATTTATTACCGATGATTTACTCCCAGATGGTAAACCAAACTGGCTTAAAGCTAGGCTGATTAATTGTGCTGAAGGCACACGCAAGATGGAGTTTACTGAAAGCTTCTAATAGGTATAAACACAAGGGAGAAATCCCTTGTGTTTTTTTATTTTGTTTTTTGTTCTTCTGTCTTAACTACATCTTAGTTTTGACATTATTTTAAACAATATAATAAATAACATTATGAATTCTTTAACAAAAGCTTTAGTAATAGCATTACTCATAATGCTAACAGTAATTTTATGCATTTGCTATATGGAAATAGCTAACATATTAGGTTTTTATGACCTAATAGCATTGGGTTTCATTAGTACATTGTCAATAGTTGGCTGCATTGCAGCAACTGTTAGTATATCTATGATAGATACAGAGAATTAATCTCTGTATCTATCTTTTTATTTTTTGTTCTTCATTTTTAACTTTAACTTATTCTTGACATTATTACTAACACTTAAATACATATAACTATGTACGGTAAAGCTTATCACATTTTAGCATCATTAGTTGACAGAAGTGTCAACTATAGCACATCAGAAGATAGTAGATTTAATGCCCACAGGGCAGCATATCTGTTCAAATACTTTATTGATGAAATTGTCAATAAAACAATAGTATTTGACAACTACAAGTGGAAAGAGTTTTCAGAAAACCCAGCAGCACAAAATACAGGAGCTGTTGAGTTTATAAAGCAAGAAATCATTGCTATGAAAGTAGCAGCAATTACTAGTAAGTTCTAAAGTGAAGGGAGAAATCCCTTCACTTTTTTATCTTTTATTTTGTTCTTCATTTTTAACTCTTGCTTAGTTTTGACAGTATTTTATTTATACTTATTGGTTGCAAACAATAGTATAAATACCTTTAGAGTAAAGACTTAAGGTTTGAAAGTATGTTCCTATATGGGGCCACTATGAGTAGACTTATTTCTGATAATCTTAGAAAAGCAAATAAAAGGTTTGGGATTGCTATACTGTTATTTTTTAGAGGGGTCCTAATCCTTAATCGGCCCTGGACCCCTCATTTCAGTAGTTAGTAACAACATACTAATTAAGATATAATCAGCTTGTGAAAGCTGATGCAGTACAACAAGAAGTAACTAAACAATGGTGCACAATTGTTTAGAAGAAAATTGCTACTGTGAGTGATGTCAGTTGGAAGACTATATTCTCTATTTCTATCTTAGTGAAACAATGTATGCTCTGTTATTAACTTTTAGAGAATAGAGGATAAAACCTCTATTCTCTTTTTATTTTTTATTTTGTTCTTCTTTTTTAACTTTCTCTTAGTTTTGACATTATTTTTAATTATTTACAAATCACACACATCATGGAAAAGAAAAATGTTCAATTTATGACAGTAGCCAATTTCAAAACATTAATTAACGCTACATCTATTGAAATCCTGGAAGACAAAGAGTCTGGAAATAAATCATTTACCCATCAGGGTGCATGGTTTAAAGTACAGAAAACTCTTGATGTTACAAAGCCAATGGCATTTATTGCAGAAGTAGATGCAGATGGTGTAACTAATTGGTTAAGTGCAACATTATGCAACATCGATGACAGCAAGTCAAAAAAGCAAACCTTTGCTTCTATCTAAATCTTATAGTATTACCTTTTATACAACATAAAGGGTAATACTATTTTTTAAATAAACACACAAAACATGGAAACTCTACTCATTATTACAACATTTATAGTTATGATTTACCTCTTAACTAATATAAACTTATTTCCAACACAAAAATAATTTCCAAATATGTACACACCATTAGAATTAGGACTTGATTATTTTGACTTAATGGAACAATATTACCTACCAGAAGACTATCTTCCTGAAGATGATGAATACGAACATAATTACATAAATGACGATGATTATGAGTTACCATTTTAGGTAACTCATATTTCTTATTAACAGAAATACATAAACCTGTTCCTAAACAAACAAGTTTAGGAAATATTGAATCACGTTTTATGGAGAATATGATTCAAGATATTGAAGATGAAATGAATTATTTTTAACTTTTAAATTTAAAACATGAACAACACAGAAATAACAATCATGGGTAGAGCAGTAATACCCAAAGAATTAAAAGAAACTCTTACTGCAGAAAACAACAATCATAGTAGAGTTTATTCTACTATGCATCCTGTTCAAAGTCCATACTTTGCTAAATGGCAAGAAGTATGTGATTGGTTTAATGAACAGCCTTACTTTGTTAAGGCTAAATTTATTGATACAAATTCTATGTGCATTTATGTGCATGGGATTGATTTGATTGGTAGAGAAAAATTTATCAATGGTAGTGTATATTACACTACTATTGAAGGCGAAGTAATAGCTACAGATGAAGCTTTCATTTGGGACTTTACTTTAAATAAGTTTATTTAAAGGAGATGTGTAATACATCTCCTTATTTTTTAACATTTAAATCAAGATAACTATGAAAAATCTTATTTTAGCATTTATGTCAATCATTATTTTTACATCTTGTAAATCTCAAGATGTAAACACAGACTTACTTATTTCAAAATCTTGCTTAGCTGAACTATGCTCATCTAATGATGAGATAGAATGCTTCTCTTATTATTTCGATATTAAACCTGAAATTATAAGAGAAAATCTCAATGCATATAGAGTAGTATATGCATCTGAGCTGAGGGATAAAGGATGGAATCCACAATCTCCTTTTGATTTAATCAACTTTAGAGTACCATTTGATAAAGATGGTTATATTGTAAGTTGGGAAATTTTTAAAAGATTACACAGTATTGATAATAATACAAAAGAGAAAACTTTATTTCACTATGAGATAAAGGATTAATAACTAAACAAACAAAAACTATGATTAAAGCACAGAGTTATAACATGGATGGTATTGTAGCAGCAAATTATAAGTTTGCTACATTAGCTGATGCTATTACATTTGGAGAAAAAAAACTCCAAATTACAGAATGGACAGAAGATAAAAAAGAATTACAAGGTTATTACAATAACTTAGGAATTCAAGAATATTTTGTCATATTCAAATAAAAAAGAGAGAAATCTCTTTTTTATTTTTTTTGTTCTTCTTTTTTAACTCTTTCTCATTTTTGACATTATTTTTCATTTTAACAACATAACAACATGAAAACTTGGAATTATAAACCAATCAACACCTTAGACCACTCACATCTCCAAAACATTATCAAAATGCTTTGGAGAGAAAACACATGGCTGAGTGAACAAATGTCTAATTTAGGTATGGAAGTAAATTTACAAGATAAATCATCTTGTATTGGCTATCTATATATAGCTTTAGACAAATTCACTAAAAAACGAAGTAATATATCTCTCAATGGAGATATGGCAGAAGAATTTAATAATCATCAACATGATGCCCATAATGGATATTATGATGATTATAGATACAATTTTTAAATTATACATTTTGCATTGAGTTGTAATGACGAACACGTAGAAAATCTGTTGTGTAAAAACTCGGCTTCTATATATCATTGCAACTCTTGCAAAATACCTTTAAAAAGAAAAGAAAAAAGTTCGACAAAAAAGAAAAGAAAAATACTTTTATATTTTCTTTATTAAATAAATTATATTACATTATAAATATAGTATTACGTTTTATTTCACTTTACAACTTTTCACCATGAATTTAGAACTAATCCTTCCATTATCATTACTTATTTTTATATTATTATTCATAATAGCAGGTTCACTTTACGTGATGATTTATGATTCAATTTATAAAAAAGATAATGATTACCATGAAGACACAAAATAATAGTTTGTATGTTTTGTTAATAATGTCAGTTAGGTTGAGTAGAAATACTCAACCTTTTTCATTCAAACAATCAACTCTATATATTTACTGATTATCAATTATTTTATTTATTAACTATTTTATCAATTTTTTAAAACATTATTTATTATGAGCAACGCACAAAATGTAACAGTAAAAAGAAGCAAAATTTCTTTCTCAAGACTTTATAAGGCTTCTTATCAAAAAGCAGGAAGTAAGACATTAGAAGTAAAACAACTTATTACTACTACTTCTTACTATGCTTCTAAAAAATATAATTCATCTCTTCAAGATGGATTATTTACAGAATCTGATTTCGGTGCAGAAACCAATGAATACACTCAAGAAGAAACAAGAGTGGCTTGGATTCTTGTACCGGAAAACAAAACAGAAACTGAAATTAAGCTAATGCTTAACAATTTACCTAATGCTTGTATTTACAAAGTATTGTCTAATGAGCCAATACTTGATGAAAATCAAAAGCAGAGTATATCTTCAGGTCTAAAGACTAAAGCTGATTTTGCTAATAGCCAAGTAGTGAGATATGGTGACTCTCATGAAAATGCAGGTCAACTAATTCTTGATGCTGATGACAATGTCCAATATCGTAGAACTTTCTTCTCTAAGGAAGTAAAAGCAGATGAGGATTATAGAGGCAATGGAAATGTTTACATGAGCAGAGAAATTGAAATGGAAGTTCAAGGAGCAAGTGTGTTCTTTGACCAAGGGATGTAAAAAGTGAATAAATTGAGAAAATCTTAGAATAAAATTCCTATGGAATAATATTTTAGGGTTTTCTCTTTTTTTTCTATAGCCATTTCTTTATTATTGCTTTTTTAGATAACCTTATAAATAATCTTATGACAGACTTTGTGTATGACATTGAGATATTTCCTAACTTTTTTCTATTATGTGCACTAAATGTACATACTAATGAAAAAGTATCATTTGAAATATCTCCAAGAAAAGATGAAAGAATACAATTGATAGAATTTCTAAAATCTGATATAAGATTATTTGGATTTAATTGTATTAACTATGATGGTAAAGTACTACAAAAATTACTAAACCTAACTCATCTAAAAGGTAAAGTTTTAATTCCTACATTAAAACAACACTCTGATAAACTCATTACAGATGAAAGATACAATATGTTTCAAAAAAGATTTACATTATGTCCTAATGTAGATTTAATGCTAATGCATCATTTTGATAATGATGCAAGAAGAGCATCATTAAAACAATTAGAATTTGCATTTCAAATGACTAACATACAAGAGTTACCATTTGAACATACTACCATTCTTACAGAATCTCAAATGCAATTAGTATCAGAATATTGTTGGAATGATATTGAAGCAACTTTTAGACTATATAACTACTCTAAAGAAGCTATACAACTTCGTGAATCTCTTTCTAATGAATATAATATAGATATGATGTCTTGGAACTCTCCTAAAATTGGTGAGAAGAGTTTTGCATTTAAATTAGCTAAAGAAATAGGTTCTCATAAACTTACTCAAAAAACTTACAGAGATACTATTAACCTATCTGAAATTATATTTCCTTATGTACAATTTGAAACTGAAGGATTTCAAAAACTCCTTACATATTTTAAATCCAAAATCATTAAAGGAACTTATAAAGTATTCTCAGAAATACCATTTGAAGAACTCTCTGTAATTGAAAATCATTATAATCTTCATAAAACTAAAGGAGTTCAAAAGAATCTGAATATACTCTATAAAGATATAGAATTTGTATTTGGTACTGGTGGACTTCATGCATGTACTGAACCTGGTATTTATGAATCTGATGAAGACTATATCATTATAGATATTGATGTATCTTCATATTATCCTAATTTAGCAATAAAAAATAGATTATATCCTGAGCATTTAGGTGAAGAATTTTGTGATGTATATGAATATAGATATAATGAAAGAGGTCAATATCCTAAAGGTAGTGTATGGAATGGTTCTATAAAACTTGAATTGAATGGTGTATATGGTAAATCTAATTCAGAACATTCTGCATTCTATGACCCTAAATATACTATGGCTATTACTGTTAATGGTCAACTTCTAATTTGTATGTTAGCTGAAGCTCTTATGAATACTTCTACTCTTTTACAAGCTAATACTGATGGTGTAACTGTAAAATTATTAAGAGGAGATTTACCTAAAATATTTGCTATTATAGATTGGTGGGAAGAATTAACTAAACTCAAATTAGAATATGTATTTTATTCTAAAATGATTATCAAAGATGTATCTAATTATATGGCTATATCTACTGATAATAAAGTTAAAAGAAAAGGTGCAGCATTTAAAACTTACAAAGAATTAGAACTACATGAGAATCATTCAGCTTTAATTGTTAATGAAGCTATATCTGCATATTTTATACACAATACAGACCCAGTTCAATTTATGATGCAGGATTTAGAACAGAATGGATTACAAAATTTCTTTATGAGAGCTAAAGTACAAAAAGGTCATAGACTTGTAGCAAGAGATATAGAAGATACTACATTACAAAAACTTGTAAGATATGTAGTTACTAATACTGGTGTATCTCTTATTAAAATAATGCCACCACTTCCTAAGAATCCTGAAAAATGGAGAGAAACTGAAATTGAATCAGGATGGAAATGTACAGTATGTAATAATTTATCTCAAATAAACACTACAGAAATCATAGAAAATTTAAATTTAGAATATTACTTAATTCAAATTAAAAAAATAATCAATGGAGTTGAGAAATCAAATACAGCAGCAAGCAACACAGAAGATACACCTTCATAATTTTAGAGGTATTATTAATGTTGCACCAAGAGTTGGTAAATCTAAAATTGTATGTGATGCTATTAAAATATTTAAAGTTCCTCAGACAATACTTATTACTGTACCATATAATTCTATTCAAGAATCCTGGACAACAGAATTAAACAAATGGGGTGTAAATATTCCAATAGCTATCATAAATCAAAGAAGTTTAGCTAAAGAAAGTGATTTAAATATGTATGACATTATTATTTGTGATGAGATACATACATTATCTAATGCTCAAATACAAGTATTACAAAATTTTGATGGTCCTATATTAGGTGTATCAGGTTCTATTTCTAAAGAAACTGAAAAACAATTGCGACAAGAATTAGGATTAAAAACTATCTTTAAATATACTTTAGAAGAAGCTGTTAAAGATGGTATTGTTGCTAACTATGAAATTAATTTAGTTCCTGTAACTCTTGACAATAAAGATAAATATATAGATGCAGGTAATAAAACTACTACATTTAAAACTACAGAATATCTTAATTATCAATATCTTACAGAACAATTTACTAAATTTAAAAGAGCAGCATGGAATAATCCTAAAATGAATGCAGTTAAAATGCAATATGCTTCTAAAAGAGCTAATTTAATTTATAATTCTAAAACAAAATTAGAAGCAGTATCAAAAATTATTGCTAAATTTGACAGATGCTTAATATTTACTGCAAGAACAGAAATTGCTGACCAATTAGGTTCAGGTTACCATTCTAAATCTACTCCTGAAGTATTAGAATCTTTTATGTCAGGTACAATAAATAAGCTTGCAGTATGTGAGATGACTAATATGGGCATCACATTCCCTAATCTTAAAGTTGGCATATTTCATCAGATGAAAAGTTCTGAAGAATCTGCTATCCAAAAAGTTATGAGAATGTGTAATATGGAAGATGATGCTATTGCTCAAATATTCATTACCTATTATGCAAATACTGTTGATGAAGAGTGGATTAAAAAAGCATTAGAAGGATTAGACCCTGATAAAATTAAAATCTTATCATTATGATACTATGTATTTGTATTGATGATAAAGGAAAACCTTCAGATTTTCCTTTAAGTAAATGGATTAAGGAAGAGCAAGAATATCATATTATTGATGTTGTTACTGTATTGCCACAAAATGAGTTAGGGGTAACATTAGCTGAAATAACTTTAGATGCAACATGTTATCCTTATAAGTTCTTTTTAGCTAAAAGATTTGCTTTTACTGAAGAAAACTATAAGAAGCTTATAGAAATGGTAAAAAGTAAAAATGAAACTAAAGAATTCCAATTAGATTATGACATTTTAATTAAAAAACAAGAGTATGCGAATTGAGAATTTAGATACAGTCACAGCAAGTAAGATTTATTTACTTTTAACTATGTTAAATGGTACTTTATATGCTATTGCTGAATTAGAACCTGATAAAATGAAGGGACAAAACAAAGTAAGATTTTTAAATATTAGGAGTAATATTAGAAATTTTATGTATACAATTTCTAATTCAGCAACTGCAGCAGATAAAGAATTATTACATTCTTATACATTTGATAGTATAGGATTAATGGCTGAAGTATTTGCTTTATTGTCCTATGTTCCTGAAAATCAAATAGATTGGATGTCACAAGAAATAAATAAATTAGTTATACAATCTTTTAAAAACTTAGAGCATGAAAATTAATCAAGAAATATTTAAACTACTTGAAGAGCATGATGTAGAAAGTGAAGGTGTACTTTATCTTTTATCTATATTTCACAATATTGAATCTACTTGTATATCTGAAAAAACTATAAGAACTGTAAATAATCTTGGAATAGTTGAAAGAGATTACAAAACAAATACTATAGAATGGCATTTACCTCTCTATGATGGTCAAAATGTAGATTCAGTATGGGAATGGGTTAATCAGTATAGAGAATTATTTGCATCTAAAAACAAAGAAAGGTCTGGTTCTAAAAAAACATGTGTAATGAGAATGAAATTATTCTTTTCTGAAAATCCTCATGTTAGAAAAGAAGATGTATTAGAAGCTACTACACTTTATCTTAGAAATGTAGAATCACAGTATGTTAAAACTGCTGAGAGATTCATTTATGATGGGCAAGGTAATTATAAAATGTCTATGCTTTCACAATGGGTAGATAGAGTTTTAGAAGCTAAATCTAAAAACAAGATTGACCCCAATAATAAACTCATGAAATAATGAATTTCCTTGAGGCATTAAAGCAGGGTCAGGAAGGAGAAAATAAAGGATTACCAACAGGTTTACCACCATTGGATAGAGCAATAGATGGTGTTCAAAAGAAAGCTATTTATGGTGTAGCTGCTGGTCCAAAAGTTGGTAAATCTACATTAGTAGACTTTGGTTTTGTTATTCATCCTATATTACATTGTATTAAAGAAAACATTCCTATTACTGTAATCTATTTTTCTTATGAGATTGATAGAGTCAAAAAAGAATTTGACTTTGCATCATTCTTCTTTTATCATGACTATGGTATAAAATCTATTTATCATAATGATGAAGAGTATCCTTTGTCAAGTAGATATCTGTTAGGTAAATTACAAGACAGAGAAGGTAATATCATTCCATTATCTGATGAACATAAAACTATCCTCCAAGATATATACACCAATAGGATAATTCCATTCTTTGGTGAATATGACTATAGAGGTCATCAGATAAAAGAAGGCATAATACAATTCTTAGAAGACAGAGATAATCCTACTGGTATGAGAAATACTATTCTTGCTTATGCTAAAAAGAATGGTGAGTTTGTATATCAAGATTATGAAACTACAGAAGAAGGTAAGAAAGTTACTAAGAAAAGATTGATAGGTTACAACATTGCTAATAAGCAAAAGAGAACTATTATCATTACTGACCACATTCGTAAACTCAAGAGAGAAAGAGGTTACAGTATGAAAGAGAATATGGACAAATGGATAGAATACACAGTAGAACTCAGAAACTTCTGTCATTTTACATTTGTACATATTGTGCATCTAAACAGGTCTATATCTAATATAGAAAGATTAAAATTCAATGGTGAGTACATATATCCTACAGGTGAGGATGTAAAAGATTCAGGTAATTTATCAGAAGAATGTGATTACCTACTAACTCTTTTTAATCCTACTGATGAGAAATATGGATTATCAGTTCATTTTGGTTATCCATTACATGAATATCCAAATTATAGGTCAATACACTTAGTAGAATCTCGTGATACTGAGTGTCCAATGCATTTGGGAGTACAAATGTATGGTAATATTAAACATTTTAAATCAATTTAATTATGACAGCACCAAAAGGTTATTATCGCAATTTAATTTCTGATTCTAATATCAGAATAGCATTTACTCATACACCTATTTATGGATGTACAGTAGTAGATTCTTCTAAAGTAATGAATGAACTTGAAAAATCTCAAGATGAGTATGCACCATATTATCTTGATGGATTAAAAAGAGGTCTGATGATTACTATTGTAGAAAATCAAAACTCAAATGGTTATTTAAGACCAGGAGAACTCTATTTCAAATCTTAATTTTAAAAACAAAACAATGGCAAAAATTATGGTAATTGCTGAATCAGGTTTCGGCAAAAGTACTGCTATCTGCCCAAGTGAGGAACTTGGAATTAAGGGTTTAGACCCTAAAGAAACTTTTATTGTAAATGTAAGTGGTAAAGATTTTCCATCAAGAGGTTGGAAGAAACTTTATAAAGCAATAGAAGGTAAAGATTTATCTACTGGTAATTATGTAGATACTAATGATGGTATGGCAATAGCAGGTCTTATTGGTATTCTTAATGATAAAAAACCTGAGATTAAGAACTTAGTAATTGATGATTTTCAATATCTAATGGCAGATTATTATATGGATAAAGCCAAGACTAGTGGCTTTGATAAATTTTCTGACATTGGCTATTTCATTGGTCAAATCTTTAAAGCAATACAGAAGTTTAAAGGCAATGTAATAGTGCTTACTCATCCTGAGGAAATTCAAAATACTTTTGGTACTTCATATAAAGCCAAAACTGTTGGCAAAATGATTGACCAATATATTTCATTAGAGGGTAAGTTTGACATTGTCCTTTATGGCACTCAAGATTTTGATTCAAAGAATAAAAAAGCTATTAAGCAATTTGTCACAAACTTTGATGGTAGATATCCTGCTAAATCTGCAGCAGGTATGTTTTCACTCTATATTCCAAATGACTTAGGTTATGTAATTAAACAAGTAAACAAATATTATGAAGGAGAATAAGAAAAGACCAAGAGTCAAAATTGAAAAGAAACAATATACACTAGTATATAGTGTACAACCAACTAAACAATAATTTTTTAACTATTTTAATTTTTTAAACAATGCAAATCAAAATTTCAGAAATCCTCAATGACCTAACTAATGGTCAAACAAGACAACAGATTAAGGAAAAGTACAACCTTAGTACTGCTCAACTTAAATCTGTATTTAATCACCCACTTCTTAAAGGTAGAAAGACTAAAAAAGTAGAACAACCTATTGATTTGTTGGATGATGTTACTCAAGAAGTAATTGTAACTCAAAAGGTAATTAGTGAAATCACTAATCCTGTAGAAAATGTAGAAGAAACACCAGTAATAGATTCTACATTAGCTGTATTCGAATAAAGAATAATAGGGAAAAGTAACCCTTTTCCCTTTTTCTTTTAAATATTAATTTGTAATTTTATAACCCTTTATAATAAGTAAATCTTATAATTATGTATGGATATGCAAATGATGAGAAATCATCAAGTTCAATGAATTTTGGTCTTAACCAAGGAGTTAAGATGACGAAGTTTGAGTTTAATCCTAATGGTGGCAAAGATGGTGCTGCTCAGGAATGTATTGATATTGCATTTGAATTTTCAGGAGGAGCAGTTAAAAACTGGCGTCAATTTCCTGTAACTCAAGCTATTGATAAAAATGGCAACAAAATTACTGACCCTCGCAGTAATGAAATGAGAGCTGCATTTAATGAATTTAATGCTAAGATTTCTCAATTAATGAAATGTTTTATAACTGAAGAAGATTTAAAACAAGGATTATTGGGAGTATCTAACTTTAAATCTTACTGTAATGCTCTTGCTAAGTTATTACCTACTGATTTTAGTTCTATTAACTTAGATGTATTTTGTCAATATCAATGGACTTCTAAGAATGACAATGGTACTAAGTATGTAGAAATCCCATCTAATGTAAAACAAGGTAAAGTATTTGTATTTGCTGAAGAAGGTAACTATGAGCCTATCACTATTGATGGTAAAGCTATGACTTTTACATTTAGAGGTACAGATTATCCTGTAACTAATGGTGGAGCTAAGAAATTTAATCTTAGTATTGGAGATGCTACTATAACAGTAGATTCTAATAAAGGTTTGATTTATGTAAAAGAAGATAATGGTAACTTTGTACTTCACCCAGTAACAAGAACTGATTGGTTTATGACTTCTAATTTTGCTAAAGCTACTGATGGAACAGAACCAATTCAAAGTTCTTGGGACTAGTTTTATTTAACCAATAAACATTAACCCATGTATGGCTATCAAGATGATTTTACATTTTCATCAATAGAAGATGTATTTAAATACATTAACCAAGAACAAATATTTAATCATGTTTTTGGTCAATTTGAAACTAATGTATATATAAAAAGTCCTTTTAGAATTGATGATAGCCCTGGATGTTGGATACAATGGAGAAATGGTAAATTATATTTTACTGATTTTGCAAGTACTTATGGTGTAGTAAATTTAGATGCTATTGGTATAATACAAGAGTATTATAACTTATCATTAAAAGATGCTATAACTTATATAATGGATAACAATTCATTTAAAGGTAAATCAGAATATGTAGATTATAAATCACAATCACAATCCATTGTATCTACCACATCTTCATCTAAATTGTTAGAGTTTTGTCCTAAGCCATTTGATGATTATCATAAAACATATTGGTCACAATATGAGATAACAAGTTCCCAACTTATAGCAGATAATATATTTGCTACCAAATGGTTTAAAGTTAATGGAAACATATTTACACCTTTTCCACAAGAAACTACCTACACTATTTCATATAAAAGTGAAGGTATTAAAATATGTAAGCCAAAATCTAAAGAATATAAATGGATAACTAATACTACTAAAAATACTATTGGTGGTACAAAGAATCTTCCATTTGTAGGTGATACATTATATATAACTAAGAGTTATAAAGATTGGAGAGTGTTAACTAATCTTGGTAAAGATGCTATATATTTTCAAAATGAAGGTATGTTACCTGATATATCAATATTATCAATGTATATTTCAGTATTTAATCAAGTAATAGTATTATTTGACAATGATAAAGCTGGTATACCTGCATCTAACAAAGTAGTAAAATATATTAACAATCATTATAGTTCTAAAGCTATAAGTGTAGTATTACCATTTGATGAAAAAGATCCTGCAGACATTATTAAAGCAGGAAAAAAACAAGAATTAATCAATTTTTTATTTTAAACTATTAAGACAATGAGAAAAATTAAAATTTATTCTACTGCAACAGGTATCGCAGTAGTAGACTCTAATGCAACTAACTGGGGTCAACTTAAAAATGAATTGACTAATAAAGGTTATTCAGTATCTGATATGACAGCAGTAGAGAACAAAAACAATTCTAACTTAGAGTTAGATGAAGCTGTTCTTCCTGATGGCGAATTTGTACTAATGCTAGCTCCTAAGAAAACTAAGAGTGGTGGATTATCTTATAGTGAGATAAGACTACAAATCAAACAAGCATTTGAAGATGACAAAAAAGCTGCACACGAGCATTTTAATGCAGGTAACAAAAACTACACTAACAAATCTAAAGATGAGTTAGAAGCTCTTTTGTTATCTTGGAAAAATGAAAGTGAAGATGATGATTATGAAGAAGAGTATGTTGAAGATAATTATGACAATGAGGATGAAGAAGATGAATCTCACCTTTTAGAATCTGCTATAAATACATTACGTTTTAGTAATGAGTATAAAGCAAGAAAAGATGATTTTGAACTTGCATTTGACCTTATTAATGGTCATGTATCTGCTGCTACTATTTGTGAGTCTATGAATACAAAGTCAGATTTACTTACAGATGCAGAAAATGAGTGGATTAGTAAGATGAAAGGAAAGATTTAAATTATTTTCTAACTAAAGAGCCTGACTAACAATCAGGCTCTTTTTAATTTATATCTATATGTTAGGAATAGCATCATTGTTTTATAATCAAAATAATCAAAAACGTAATGTAGATTTAAACAGAATCAATAACTTGCTGTATTACAAAACATTAAATAAAAATTTATCAAGCATATTTTGGTTTTACAATATCATTAAAACTGAGTTAGACAAACAAGGATATGATTATGATATATATTTATCTTATGATTGTAATGTACATGCATTATCTGATACTTTTGGAATTTTAAATCATCAAACTAATGCTAAAATTCCATTTAACTATTTTGAATATATAAATACTACATATAATGGTGATTTATACTTTGAAATAATGCATTATTATCCTAGATTAACTGTTGTAATACATTATCCTGAATTAAAAGTTACTAATAAACTTAATAGGTCTATTCACATAACAGATATGTATGTACAATTTCATATTACTCAACAAGGTGATATACATAACAAAGGATTATTAGGTAGGAGAGGTAGTTTTACAGAATTACAACTTGAAAAGAATTATAGTCATTCTCATTTACCTTCTTCTGCTACAGTTGGTTTTACTAATTTTTGTTTAGGTTCAGGTACTGATATTACTATGTCAATGATGATGTTATATGAACAAATATTGAATAAGAATAAAGAAGAAATACCAAATGTATTTAACTTATTTCTTCTCAATCTTAAAGCATATTTGCAGTATGAGTCATTAGAGGGTGGTCCATATATCAAAATGTCATATCTTACAGATAATACAGTAGTTAAATCATCAGTAATTGAATTGTTTAATTTGACTAAGTACATTACTAGGAGTTTTGACAATAAGTATCTTTATTTATTAATAGATGGACTAGTTAAAGAGAATGCTATTTTCTTAATTAATAATGAATTAGTATTTAAAGATGATTATTTTGAAAAGATTTTAGTTGGGTTACTTATTTCAGCTGGTTTTTCTTTTTCAAGTTATCCATTTAGTTTTATTATCTATTCTAATGGAGAAGTAGTAAACAAACTTGGTTCAGTAGATTTGAAATATAAAATTGAAGGTAAGTATGTTTTATTTAAAAAAACTAGAAGACCTGTAATATTAACTAATGCATCATTAACTGATAACTTTGAAGTTAAAATTACTAAACCAGCACTTTGTTATATTTATAACAAGTTGAATGAAAATCATTATTATAATAAAATTCTAAATTATTTAGCAAATGAAAAATATAAAAAAGTTGAAACTGTATGATTTTGAGTACATAATTCCTGTAAAATTATCCCATTTAGTTTGGGAAAAGATACAATACTTATGTTCTTACATCAATGAAGTAGAATGGAGTGGTTGTACATTTTATTCAATTGAAGGTGACCTTGCAAAACCTGAAACTGTCTATATTAAAGTGGAGGATATGATTCCATTAGATAAAGGTAGTGCAGGATTTACTGAGTATTCTTTTGACCAAAGAGTATTATCTTATATGATGGAAAAAGATTATTTTCATTTAAAGATAGGACATCTTCATTCACATCACAACATGAAAACATTCTTTTCAGGTACAGATACAGATGAAGTTGTAGAAAACTCTGAACACATTAAGCCTTATCTAAGTATTATTGTAAATAATAGACATGAGTTTTCTGCAAAGATTGCATTTAGAATTAAAACAGTTACACCTACAACATTTGAGTTTCAAAATATTGATAATTCTATAACTACATTATCATCAACAGAAGAAGATGAATATGTAGGTAATTATAATTGTAAAATAGTTCTACCTGAAACTACTTGGAATGTAGATGAAACATTCTTAAATCAGTTTACAGCTATTAACAAGCCTAAACCTGTTCCAAAGATTGAATTTTATAAACCTAAATCTAATTCTAAATATACTCAGACAGAGTTATTTGATGAAGCTACTTGGTGGCAAGATACAAGTGCAATGCCTTCTGAAGGAGTTAGTTTGTTTAATGCATCAGAACCATTGTTTTGTAAAATTCTAAGATTAGGTATGGATGTTCCAAATGATAATTTAGAACAAGCATTAGAAGATTTAGAAAATTCAGTAACTCAATTTCAAGATTTTAATCTACATGATTATGCTGCTTCTATAAAATCTAATTTTAAGAAATGGATGGGTGAGTATTATGGAAAACCATTTATTCTTAAATCTGAATTAGATGATACTTGGGAAGAGTTTATTGAGGAGTTAATATTTAGTGCTGATGAATTTGTTGTGTTGAGTGAATTGATAGAATTGTTAACAGAAGAAAACACATTGTAATATGAGTAAAGATAGGTTCAAAGATGCATTGTGGTATAACAAGCCAGCAAGAATATTAGTATTTGGTGCAGGTGGTATAGGTTCTTGGACAAGTTTCTTTTTAACAAGAGCAGGTTTTAATGTATTAAGTGTAGATTATGACTTAGTAGAAGAACATAATCTTGGTGGACAAATGTTTTTACATCAGGATATAGGTGAATCTAAAGTTATTGCTTTGCATAATACTATTGCTTTATTTAACGATAATGATTATTCATTTACATATAGAAATGAGAAACTTGTTCAAGAAACTAATCTATATAATTTGATTAATACCAGAGGAGGTTATGCAAGTAGAGAATCTCCAATCATAATTATTTCTGCATTTGACAATATGGAAGCTAGAAAATTATTATTTGAAAAGTTTCTTGCTGTTTGTAACAATGAATATTCTTCTGTAACTCCAGATAAAATTTGGTTTGTAGATGGTAGATTATTGATGGAACAAATGAGAATTTATTGTATTCCTGGTGATAATCAACAGTTTCATATGGATTATATTGATAATCATTTATTTGCAGATTCAGATGTTGAAGATTTAATGTGTACAATGAAACAAGTATCTCATGGTGCAGCTATGATTGCTACTCATATTACAGGTTTTGTCACAAACATTATTTCTAATGTTACAGAGTGGGATGATAATGTATTCAAGATTCCTTATATGTGGGATTACATTATACCATTCAATAAACTAACTGAAAATTATGAAGCACGATGATTTCAATGTTATATTTCCAAGATATGATACTTATGTAAGTGGTAGTACAATTTATATAGATAAGTTTTTTAGTAGTGCAAATAACATTAATGGAAATAATGGCACAACTATTTATTTAGTAAAAGCTAATAAAACATCTACTGATAAAGTATTAACAGCATTTTTTACAACTACTCCTAAAGTAGCTTATTTACCAAAAGAAGATTTGTTTATTACTAAAGGCATTATAGTTGATTCTTTAACATTAAATATAGTAGCTCAAGTAGTTAATAAACACAAGAAGCAATATTTTATCAAGTTAAGAGAGTATCAGTATTATAGAAATTCTTGTTTAGCATTATATATTGATAAGAAATATGTAGCTGATAAAAAGTATTCTAAAATTATGAATTATCTCTTATCTTTGAGTAAGTATGTTGACACCTACATTGTATCACAGGATAAATTACAACTAGTTATTAATGAATCAAAATAGAAACAAAGGGCATAACGCTGAAAGGTTTTATGCCCAAAAGTTTAAGGAATTATTCCCTGATTGTCAAACAAGCAGATATGCATCAAGAATGTTAGATGATGGTGGAGTAGATTTAGCAAATATTCCTTTACTTGTACAAATTAAAGCAGGAGTACATAAAGGAATGAAACCTGAAGAGGTCTTAAAGAACATTGATACTAAGCTTCCTAAACTTTCAGAACAATTTCCTAAAGTGCTTATACATCATAAGCAAGGTAAACCAGGAAAGAAAAGGGATGATTATAGTTCATTGGTAACTATGACTTTTGAGGATTTTTTCACATTATTAAAATTAGTTTATGATAATAAGAAGTAGTAAAGAACAAATACAGGAGTATATAAATTCACCTGCAATGAATCAGAGTAAGTTAAAACTTCTAAGTATAAGTGCACAAGCATTTCAAGAAGTTAAGGAACCTGATTTATTCTTTGAAGAAAAAGAACATTTCTTGATTGGTAAAGCAGTAGATGATTTTATTACTATGGGAGAAGATTATTTTGATGAGAATTATTATGTTTCTGACATTGTAAAACCAAGTGATACTATTATGTCAATAGTACAACAGGTATTTCAATCCAGAGAATCAGATAATTTCTTTGATAATAATCTATTAGCTGCAATTGAAGCACATAACTATCAACCAAATTGGAAACCTGACACTAAGATTACTAAAGTTTCAGTAGAAGGTGAAAGTTATTGGAATGAACTATTACAGAGTGAAGGTAAAATTGTGTTAGATAAAGAACAAATACTTAAGATAGATAGTATTGTAAGTCAATTATTAGAACACAGATTTACTAAAGACTACTTTATAGCAAAGGAGCATATAAATATTTACTATCAGTTACCTATTTATTTTACAGAAAATAATGTAGAATGTAAAGCATTATTAGATATGGTAATTGTTGATTTTCAAACTAAAACTATAACACCAATAGATATTAAAACTATTGGAGATTATACTAAATTCTTTGATTATCAATGCCTTAGAAGAAGATATGATATACAAGCATCTTGGTACTTACAAGGTTTAGAAAAATGGAGAGATGATAACCTTAAAGATTATCAAGTTGATAATTTTAAATTTATTGTTGCTTCTACTACTAAACAATGTGACCCAATTGTATTTAACACTACTAATGAGTTTATAAATGCAGGTAAATATGGCTCATCTAAAATAAGGCAATACTATGTTAATGATGCTAGTGGGACACAAGAATCAGTAATAAAAATGTATGGTTGGAAAAATCTATTACAAATCTATAAATGGCAAGAAGAAAATGGCTGGGATAAAGATTATGAAATAGAAATTCACAATGGTATATTTACTATTGATTCAGATTACCAAAGAAGTTAAACTACATGGAAGGGATAAAAATTCAGCTTGGCAAAATCACTATAAATAAAACAGCAAGATTTGTAAAACCTTGTTTAAGATATTATGGTGAGGAATGTGTTAAAAAATTAAGTAGTGTATTTAAATTAGCCTATGGTATAAGTGACAATTATATTAATGAAGAATATAAAAAACATATATTCATACTTATAGATACTAAGAAATGCACTAATAAATTTATAGAAGTTATTGAATGGGTAAGAGAACAAGAATACTATGAAAATGATTATGCAGTAGATAATTTACTAAATGGTAGACTACACATGATTGTAATCAGATTACCTAATATTATAGACCTTAATATGTTTTTATCAGGTAAGTATAGTAAAATGTATAATGATGAAGAAATTCTTGATTCTCTAACAGATGATGATAAGGCAATAATAGTAAAAGATAATAACTATAAGATAAAGTTTGTTAAAAAAATAAATGAATATTTTAAATCTGACTTAAAAGTTGAAGAATTAAAAGAAGAAGCTGAATTAGAATTACCACCCAATATTGATGAAAAAGAATTTTTTATTGATTTATAATTTTGTAACACACAAAAGGGTAGAAATACCCTTTTGTTTTAAAATCTAAAACTATGTTCAAATTATTAAAGATTAGTGATTTTTACGTTTTAACTGATGGTGCATCAAAAATAGTAACAGAAGATGAAAAGTCTGTCACTTACACTATGTCAATATTAGCAGCAACTAAGAAATTAGAAGAGGCTGAAAATCTTAAGTTATTAGAAATTAACAATATAGATTTACATATTTTAGAAGATAATGACAATAGTGAATGGGAAGTAGAGGTAGATATGCAATTTAATATTTACCTTAAAAGTCAATTAATTTAAAAACTAAAAAATTAGAAAGTATGAAAAAAGTATTAATTTTAATCCTTATAGTAGGATTTATTTCATTTAGCTTTAAAAGAGCTGCAAATCCTGCAACAGCAACAGGTAATGGTTTCACTAAGAAAGAGAAACAAGAGTTAGCTAAGAAAAGTAAAATTACCAAAGTAGAATTAGTAAATCAATATATTGAAAAATATAAAAGAGTTGCTATTAAAGAACAAAAATTATATGGTATTCCTGCATCTATTACTTTAGCTCAAGGTATTTTAGAATCTAATGCAGGTCAAAGTAGCTTATCAGCAAAATGCAATAATCATTTTGGAATGAAATGGATTAAAGGTAGAAAAGAAAAGTATGCAATATATGCTGATGATTCTCCCACAGATAAGTTTGTAGTATATAAATCTGCTTGGTGGAGTTATCGTGACCATTCTAAATTGTTAATGTTACAAAGATATAAACCTTGTAGAAAATGTAACAGAGATTATGAGTGTTGGGCAAGACAACTTAAAAAATGTGGATATGCTACTGCTCCACATTATGCTAAATGCTTAATTAGTATAATCAAGCAGTATAAATTATATAAATATGATGTTTAAACCTAATAAAAATGAAAGCAATGAGAGAGCATTATTATAGACAACTTGAAAGAGCAAAAGGACTTATTGAGTTTATTGATTTTACATTGTTAAAAACAGAACTAAATATGTCATTTGAAACTATCCAATATCTTAAGCAAAAAAGAGAAGGATATCTTGCTACAAAAGAATATTGTTTAAATAAGATAGAAGAACACGAAGAAGACTAATGACAATATTTGAACCACAAAACAGAATAGAGGTGCTTACACCTGAAGGTAAAGGGTTTATATGGTTAGTAACAGAATATGGTACTGAAACATCTAAACTCTTTACTGTTATACAAGATACTGGTGAAATATGGGAATGGCAAAACAAAGATGTAAAAGTATTAAATAACATTTCATTTAATAGAGTATGCATAATATAATTAAAACACCCAATTATTTACTAATTGTAGATGATTCAAAAATTGAGTTAGGAAGCTGGCACACTTGTACTTATCCTGAATATCCATTAGAAGCAAGATTTACAGATGAATCTACTAAGTATGATATTTGTAAAGGTTGTAAAAATATAGTTGCACATTTACCACTCAATAATGCACCTACACTTGAAGGTGTTGATTTGCTACCACCACTTGAACCAATAGGTTTTGATGAATTTCAATACACAGAGGAGGATATTATGAAGGCTATTAAAATGGCAAGAGAATTTAATAAATTGATAGAAGAGGATGGGTATGATGAATTTAGATACACACAAGACCATATCATACAATCCCTCCAACAACCAAAAATGCCTATTGGATTTAGTCTTGAAGCTAAAGATACACATATTCAAAATGGAGTTTTAGTTAAATCTCAATGGGTAGGTGAGTATATTTACTAATTTTAAAAACTAATATGATAACTCAAACAGTTAGAAAAGCATTAGATATAAAACCATCAGGAAGGAGTAGTGATTACATTACTCCTTCTTTTATTCATGGTTGTTTATTTAAATGTGGTTATTGTTATATGAGAAGAAATAAGCCTGAAGGTATATCAATAGCTACAAATACTGATGAAATATTACAGACTGTATATAATCATGCTCAAAGATTAGGTGTTAAAATACCTAATCAAACACATGAAGATTTATGGACTTATGATATTTCTTGTAATGAAGATTTTGCACTACATGCTAAGTACCACGATTGGGAAAAGATATTTGATTTCTTTACTCAATCTGATTTACCTATAATGGGTACATTTGCAACTAAATATGTAAATGATAAGTTGTTAGATTACAATCCTGATAAAAAGATTAGGATTAGATTTTCACTAATGCCACAAAAACTTTCAGATATATTAGAACCAAACACTTCATTAATTTCAGAAAGAATTGAAGCTATAAATGATTTCTACTATGCAGGTTATGATGTTCATATTAATTTTAGTCCTATTATAATTATTCCTGGAGCTAAATTTTTATATGAAGATTTGTTTAAAAAGATTGATTACTATGTGGATGATAAAATTAAAAATGATATACTTGCAGAATGTATTATGCTAACTCATAATAAAAGTATGCATGAATATAATTTAGAACATAATCCTAAAGTAGAAGAATTGTTATGGAATCCTGAAGTACAAGAAGATAAAGTATCATCTTATGGTTCTAAAAACATTAGATATAAATGGCAGTTAAAGAATAGATACATATCTGATTTTGTAAAACTACATGATGAGATAATACCTTGGAATAAAATTCGTTACATTTTTTAAATAAAATAATATGAAACAAGAAACACTTGAAGAAGCTGCTGAAAGATTATCGGAAAAACATCACTACGCTTTTGGACAACAATCAGAATTTTATCAATTAGGATTTATTGAAGGTGCTAAATGGCAATCTGAAAGAATGTATAGTGCATTATACATTCTAAGAATGTATAGTGATGCTATTGAGTTTGCTGAATGGATTAGGATTAAAGATTTTCAAACAGCAACAGGAAATAAATGGATTGGTTTAAATATGGAATATTACACCACACAAGAATTGTATGAACAATTTAAAAAAGATAATTTATGAAACAGACAGCAGTAGAATGGTTAAAGGAAAAAACAAGTGATATGACAATTCATAAAACTCACTTAAACGATACAATATCTGAATGGCAAGAAGGTTATAATGTTGCATTAGAAGATGTTAATAAACTTTTCAACAAAGCCCTTGAAATGGAAAAGCAGCAGATAATGGATGCATTTCAGTATAAGTTTTTTCATCCTTATGTGGAGAATGAACCCGAACAATACTACAATGAAACCTATAAAAAATAAAACATCACCTGTAAAGAAAATGATGGCAAAAGGGTTCAGATAAAGGTAACGGGCTCCTACCTACCCTGAACAAGATGTTTTATTTTATAGTCCTGTGGCGTAATAGTAACGTGTGTGAAAGGATAAACCGAAAGAACAAGTTACAGGTTCGAATCCTGTCAGGACTATTTTTTAACTTAAAACAAACTAATATGATTTACACAAAACAGTTTAAAGATTTTTTATTTATTTTAGGTGAAAAATCTGTTGATTTATTTAACTATTTTAAAGTAGATGAGTTACATGGTTTAACTAAAAAGGATGCTTTAAAACATAAAGAAAATAGTCAACAAGCATACATTTATGGTATGGCTAATTATATTCCTAAAAAATCAGGAGAATATAAATTTGGTGACCCAGGATTTGTATTTATCAATTCTACAAGATTAGATGGTACATATAAAGACTATACAGGCATTATGCATGAAACTATTCATATATCATTACTTAATAATGATTGGGATATAAATAACAAAGAAGAAGAAATAGTTAGTAATGCTGAGATTTATGCTAATGACATAATAAAGTTTATTATGACTATTAAAAATGAATCTTGGTTTGATAATTTGTAAGTTTTGGTTTTTTTAGTTTTAAGTAAGTTAATAATGTGGGTTAAGTAATTGACTCACATTTTTTTTCACATTAAATTATAAATTATGTTTTACTTTTTATTTATGATGTTTACATCAATAGGGCATTACAATGAATTAAATGTTCATGAAAAATATCTTTATACTACTATTGCTCCTGTAATATGTATGAATTTACAATATAAATGTGGAGTTCCTACAAGTATTCAGTTAGCTCAAGCAATTGCAGAATCTGGAGGTGGTATATCTAATGTTGCTAAACAATCTAATAATCATTTTGGTATTGTAGCATTTTCAAATTGGAAAGGAGATGTTTATAGAGCAAATAAGTACCTAGCATTTAGAAAATATGATACATTAGAAGAAGGATACATAGACCATGCTGAATTTTTAGCTTATCATTATAGTAATGCAGTAGGTAAAGATTGGAAATATTGGATTGAAAATTGTAAAGGATATGGTGAATCACCTTATTATTGGCAACATATAGGAAAAATTATTCAAATTTATAAACTTTATAAATTTGATATTTAAAAATAAGTTTTATTTTTGTATAAAATTTAATATATACAATGATAGTAAAAGTAAAAAGAAAGAATGATGGAGTTGAATTACCATTTTATGCAACTAAAGTAGCAGCAGGATTTGACTTATATGCAGATTCATTTTTAAAACTATATAAAGGACTTCAAGAAATATCTTTAGATGATAATTTACAACATAGTATTCAAAAAGGTTATATAGTATTAAGACCTTTTGAAAGAGTATTAATAGGTACAGGATTATTTATGGATATACCTGAAGGTTATCAATTAGAAATAAGAGATAGAAGTGGAGTATCTTTAAAGAAAGGACTTAAAGTATTTAATTCTCCTGGAACTATAGACTCAGATTATAGAGGAGAAATTGGAATTATACTTTGTAATATGACTCAATCTTTATCTAAAGTATCAATAGGTGAAAGAATTGCACAAGGTGTATTAACTCAATATGAGGTAGTTTCTTTTTTAATAGTTGATGAACTTGGCAATACAAATAGAAACATGGATGGTTTTGGCAGCACAGGTCTTTTATAGTTTTTATATAGTTTTGGTTTTTTAGGGAAAAAAGTGAGGTAGGAATATCTCACTTTTTTATTAAAATTTATTATTATGAAAAACATCAACACAACATTGATAATTACTCTTATCACTATAATTATTATATTGTTAATCAGTAATTGTGGTAACAAAGTATTAGTTACTAAATACAAAGCTAAATATCAATCTCAACTTTTAGTTTTAGATACTGTTATTCATTATAAAGATAAATATGGTAGAGCAGTATCTAAAATAGGAGTATTGGAAGTTGAAAATGCAAAACAAGTATTAGAAATTAAATCTGATAGAGAAATTGTAAAAGCATTACAAACAGAAATTCAAAAATACAAAAACAAAAAACCTGAAGTAATAACAGTATTCCAGGAAAAAATAAAATTTGATACTATTTTTGAAACTGATAGTACTATAATTTATATTGATAGTACAGGAAAAGAAAGAGAAGAGTTTCTTGTAAAATTTAATAATGATTGGGTAAATTTAAAAGGAAAAGTCAATTTTCAAAGCTCTGACATTTCAATAGAATTTAATAACAAATACTCAGTAGCTTTTATTAGAAACAAGAAGACTAAGAAAATGGAAGTTTTAGTCACTAATGAAAATCCATATTCTAAAGTTTCAGAAATTATGGCTTATAAAGTAACCCAACCTAAACCTAAACATTTTGGAGTTGGAATAACAGGAGGATATGGGTTAGACCTTATAAATTTTAGACCTGTACCATATATTGGTGTAGGAATTTCTTATAACTTATTTAAGTTTTAATAAAGTTTTTGTGTTCCTTGTGTGTTATTAATTTGTGTGTTTCCATGAAAAAAGCAACCTGTAATGGGTTGCTTTTTTATTTCTATAGCCAACTATTAATGTCTTAATTTTCCTCTTCATCTTCTTCTTTAGATTTTTCTTCTTCTTCTAATTCTTTTCCTAACTCTTTTAATCTTTTCTTTTGTTCAGGAGTTAGTTTTTGTTTCTTTTCTTTAATGCTTTCAGTAGCAGTTCTACTGTTAGGGTCTTTAATGTCCTTAGGTAGTTTTAAACTTTTATCTAATAACTTTTGTATTTCTTTTTCAGGTATTCCTTCTTTTTCTAATTCAGTTCTTACTACTGCTCTTTTTTGTTCTATTATTTTTTTAGCTTTCTTTTCATCATCCCAAAACCAATCATCATAAAATGTAGGAGAAAATTGTCTTGAGCCAAGAGTTTCAAATCCAAATGCATCTTGAGTTAAAATAGCAGGTAATGTAACTTTTTTAAGTGCTTTTAATAATTTAGATTCTCCTTTATTAGAACCAGTAGTTGCTATATCATTGTCACTTTGTAATCCTTCTAATTCAACTACTACTTTACCAACATTATTAGCAAAGTCAAATAAACCTACTCTACCAAATAATGTTTCATAACTATTAGGTAATATAATATACCCTGCTGCTGATTCTTGTAATTGATTTACATAGTTCATTAAGATATTATGTTGTATTCTTTTAGGGTCTTCTTCATCGTCATCATCATCCCAATATAATTGTTTTACTAATAATCCAAGTCCAAGTAATGATAATTGAATTGACATTTCAGCAATTAATGCTCTCATGTTTTTCTTATCTCTTTCTGTAAAATTTTCACCTACTAACTTATCATAATTACCATATTCTTTTATAAGTTCTCTACCTGCTAAAAGGTTAATAGGTGTACCTATTGTTTTTCTAACTAACGATTTAAGTAAAAATGCTGTTTCTTTTAATCCACCTATTACACCTTCTTGCATTTCTGTTTTACTGATAGCTTTACCTTTATATGAAGCAAGTACAAGACCAAATCCACCAGCAATAGCTGCACCTGGTAATCCTGCAAAAACTCCACCTATCATTGCTCCATGTAAAAATGCTGATGCTTTAGTATGTGACCTATATCTACCTTTATATCCTTTAGCATTTGCTGATAAATCATCTTGTTCAATAGCAAGTCTTTGGTATAATTGAGAACCCATCCAGGTTTTAAACATTAATATTACTTTTCCTGCTACTGATTCTTTAGCCATAATACCTCTTAACTTATCATAGTTACCATGAGCAGTTGTAATAGCATTACTAACATTCTTTTTAAATTCTTGAGCTTTTTCTCCTTTTCCTTGTTCCCATGCTTCAATATTTTCTTTAGTTCTAAATTTAGGTAGTAATTTACAATTTTCATCTAATGCATCCCATAAACTACTTTTCTCACCATTTAATCCTGTAATTTCAGTATTCAACATTATTGCATCCATAAGTGGAGTTTGGTTTAAATACTCTACTCTTTTGTTACCTGTATATGGAGTTACATAATCTACATAACTTAATGCAGTTTTTTGAGATGCTTTTTGTAATTCATTAGTTGAATCTTGAAGTATATCAAATCTATCAGCAAATATTCTTGTTTTCTTTGCACCTTTAGTTGCATATCCACCAAGAGTAGCATTTTTAAATATACTACCTTTAACAATATGCAATGCTCTATAATAATGTTTAGGTTCAAAATAATCTCCTGTTGCAGCAATCGTCATATTAGCTATTTGACCTTCTAAAAAGTTAGTTACCATAGAACTAAGTTTATAACCTAATCCTAAAAATCTAACATGACCTAATAATGAATCAATACCTTTTGACAATGCTCTTCTTTTTCCTAATCCTTCTCTTTTAGTAATTAATTCTGCTTTTTCATCTTGTAATTTATTAATTTTTACTTGAGATTCTAATGTGCCTTCTTGTAATAACTCAACAATTTGTTTATCTATATCATTAATTAAAGAGTTAATATCTCTTCTCATAGTTTCTTCTTGACCTGAAAGAAGTCTACCTTTAAAAAATGCATTTACTTTATCTTTAACAGTTTTCTTTTCTTCAAGTGTACTTTGACTTTCAACTCCATATTTTTCTTCAAATTGATTACCTAAAACTACTCTATTAAACCAAGACTCAAATTGAGTATTAGCTCTTGTTCTTAAAGTTTGCCCTGCTTTTAATGAAGTTTTAATTTGATTATAGTGTTGTTTAAGTATTGATATTAATGGTAATGATTTTTGTCTTGCTTCATATTCAGCACCCATCATTGAATAATATTTTACAATCTTAGGTAAGTCTAATGAGTTTTCCTCAACTATATCTGATATGGTTAGTTTATATAATACATCACCTACTTTTATCTTTTCACCAAACTTTGCTTTTAATGCATTAGTAGTTGCAGGTATTCCTAATTTTTCAGCTAATAACTTTACTACAGGATAAGGTAAGGCATCAGTTAATATCTCAGTATATTTATTTACTCTTAAAGGTAATCCTGCTTTTCTTAATTCATTATTTAATTTTCTTCTTACAATATCAAATCTTTCTGATATAGCTTCTTTATTATTATTTAAAAATGATGAATTTACTTTAGGTTCTGCCCTATTAGTAATAACATCTAAGGTATCTTGATGAATACTCTCATTAGGATTTACTCCAAATCCTAATTTAATATTTTCATATATTTGATTAAGTGCTTTAGATATTCTTTTAAGAATTGGAATATTAGGGTCAGTTAATATTTCAGCTACTGTTTTTCTAATCATAGACAAAGAACCTGAAAATAAATTCTTTCTAATTTCTTCAGGAAATATTTCACTTACTTGTTCCATTCTTTCACTAATCAAATCATAGTAAGCTTTTAAATCTTTATCAGATTCTATAGTTTCATAATTTTTATCATAAAATCCTGTTTCATTTTGAGTTGGACTAATAGTAAGTTTACCATTTGCATTTATTAATGCTTCAACAGTATATTTTCTTGGAACAGTTATGTTGTAGTTCATTGAACTATTTTCAAACTTACCTCCTATTTTAAGTTTTTCATTATCATAAAAATAAGCAGCTGCATTAAATGGATTATGAGTTCCTAATGTAAGCTTAAGTTCATTTAACTCTTCTTTAGTTAGGTCACCTATACTTTCTGCATTTTTTTGTTCAAGAAACATTTCTTGAATTGAATCTCTCCAGGCTATATATTTTTTAATTTCATTAACCTGTTTATTTAATTGCTCTTTATATCCTATTTGACCTAATTGTGCTATTAACTCTTTTTTATGTTTACCTCCATCATCTTGATATTGTAATTCAAATTCAGGAAATATAGCTGCAATTTCAGGTAATTTCCTAACATCAAGCATCATTGTATTTTCTCTAAACCATTTTTGTTTAGCTTCATAAGCACTATTTATAGCTTTCTTTCTTACTTCATCTCCTTCTTCATTTAATTCTGTTGGAGATAATGCTTGAGCTTTTAACAATGATTCTTTAAATCTAAATAGTACATCACTAAGTTTATCAAAGTAATCTTGTGAAAATCTATTTACTATTTTATTTCCTGTTTTTCCAGGCAATAGTTGTTGAAAAAATATTTTATATGATACTCCTTTAAGTCCTGAAAGTAATCCTGTGTTTAATCTTTTCAATGCTGCTCTTACTTTAGGTAAAAGTTCATTATGTTTTTCTTCAAATGTTTTATGTTTACTTAAAGCTTCAGTATCATTATCTTGTATTATTTCTAATGCTACTTGTGGTATTAAACCATTTTTAGAAAATATACCTCTATTAGCTTCCATCATCCACATATCAACATAATGAGCATCATCAAGATTTTCCATTAATTCATCATAGGTTTTTTCTCCTATTATTTCTCTTACTTTAGGATTAGAATTAATTATTCTCTCTAATAATACTTTTTGTCTATCATTATATGGCTTCTCTCTTTTCTTAAATTCTGCTGCTATATTATTAAATACAGCAGCTACTTCATCAGATAGAATAGGATTACCATCAGGTCCTAATATTTCTTCAATATTAAAAAATGGATGAACACTAAATGCATTATTATCTACATCAACTTTATTCCTAACTAATTCTAATGCTTTATAAAAGTTAAGTATTTTTCTAGCTTCTTGTAAGTTTTCATAATCATCTGTTAATCCTTCATTAGGACTTAATAGTTTTTCAAGTCTTTGTAAATCTCTTTCAGCTTGAAACTTTAATTTCTGCAAAGATGTTTCACCTGCATTTTTTTCATTATATATTTCCTGGTCTAATACATTAGCTCTTTCTTGTAACTCTTCTAATAACTTAGTGTTCTCTTTTACTTTATTTTTATCAGTTAATGTATTTATAAAACTTTTAAGATTAGCAATTCTATTGTTAAGTGTATTAAGTAGATTCTTTTTAAACTTTACAAGTTTATCATAATCTAATACCATATCTGCATCAGTTTCTTGAGCAGCATCAAAGTTTATGTTATCATCATTAGTAGCTATAGTATCATCAAAAGCTACAAAATCATCTTCTGAAAACTCATAAGATATTTCTTCAGGAGAATTAGATACTCCATAATCTTGTTTAATATTACTTTCTAATACTTTTATTTTATTCTGAATGCCTTTATCTTGGAGCAACTGAGTTAGTTGCTCCTTAGTATAAAGTTTACCCATAAATTCATAAGTACATCCCATGTTATATAAATTTAATCACATTTAGATTTAATAATACCTTTTTTGATAAGTTCTTCAATTTGATTTTCAATTGCTGAAGATACTGTATTTTTTTTAGTTTCTTGAACTTTTTCTTTTACTTCTTGAGTAGATTGCTTTTCTACAAACTCTTTAAATCCTTTTATATCATCTTTACTTCCTAATATATGTATTTGTTCTGGTTCAAATACTACATGAGATTCATATTCAACAAAATCTCCATAACCGCTAATATCATCTTTTTCTTGGACTAATTGATATTGTTCTTTAGTATTAATAACTGCACTAATTAAATTACCTTTTACAAATTCTTCTTTTCCTGTTTCTTGCGATATCTGCTTAAAAGTACCATAAAGATATTCAGCTACATTCTTTCTAGTAAAATAAAATCCTTTAGGTCTATCTTTAAAAGTGTTTATTCCAAGATTTGACTTATCAAAAAATTCAAACTTATTTAATGTGCCATGATAAACAATATCTTTTACTTGACTATCAGGAAATATAGTATTTAAGTATTGAGAGTATTGTTGAGGAGTTCCAATAGAAGATAATTCAGAATTAGAATTAAATAGTTCTTCTACTCCTAATTTTATTTCTTCAGGTTGTAATGATTCACCAGTAGGAACCATATTTTCCTTTTGCTTCTCAGTTAAAAACTCACCTTCTTTTAATTCAGAGAACATTACCAATTTATTTCTTGGTCTTGTCATTGCTACATATAATGCTTGATTAGCTTCTTTATTACTCATCCCTGAGTTAATAATATTATCCTCCATTACATAAGTATTGTTAAAAGTAGAACCTTGAGCTTTATGAGAAGTTATAGCATAACCATAATTAACATCAGGTATTATTTTTTTATTTTGATAAAATAATGATTTATTAGCTGTTTTTAAACCTTCTTGAATTTCATCTATTTTTTGTTTTGAATCAGCAGAAGGCAAATTTAAAGTTATTATTTTATTAAAGTTATCAGTTTCAGAAATTACTTTTACTTTTAAAGAATAACCAGGAAACTTTTTTTGATTAGTAACTATACCTTTTCCTGGAATTAATTCAACAGCAGTAATACTAACTGCATCATTTATTGGTTTAATCCCTTGAACTTCATAATATTCACCATTAAGAATATTTGCATCATAAATAATATTATCAGCTACTAATATTTCTCCTACATTGTATTCATTTTTAGCATCTGCACCCCATAGTATTTTTCTTACTACTCCATTCATTTCTTTTTTATTACCAGGATTACCAGTTTTACCTTCATCATTAGTGTAAGTTATAATCTTAGTGTTTTGAACATCAGCTTTAAAATCTCTTTCAAGATTACTCATTAGTTCAGCATTGTTATCTGTAAAGATTACACCTTTATTAGTTACAGGATTAAAGTTACTATCTCTTCTTTTAATAACTTTTCTTTCTATTTCTTTTTCAGACCTTTCAATATTTTCTGCTACAATATCAGATAAAGGTACAATAGGAGAATCTTCACCTTGACGCATTCTTTTAGTTAACTTAGCATTATTTTCTGGTTTAGTAGCTGCATTAAAAGTAGGAGATTCTTTAGTATTTTTTTCAATAGGTGGTAACTGTACATTATCACCCATGAATATAATTTTAGCATTAGGATTAGCTAATTGATAAATTCTATTCATAGTAGCTGTATCAATCATAGAACATTCATCTATAATGATAATATCAGCTCTTGACAATGTTGTATCTTTAAAATCATTTAAATCATCAAATACTCCTATGCCTGTCAATGAAGCAATAGTCCTTACTGTTTTACCTCTTAATGATTTTTGCAAATTATTTTTAGCAGTATGAGATATAGCACCACCTACTACTTTACTACCAGGAAATTCATCTACAATCTTTTTAACAATAGTAGTTTTACCAGTACCACCTCTACCTACTAATACAAAAGTAGATTGAGTTTTTTCTGATTTATCTATTGGTGCTTTTAAGAAATCTGTTAATTTATCTAATGCTTCTGTTTGTTTTACATTAGCACCTACACCAGGAAATAATTCATACTTAGTATTCTTTATTTGTTCATTAGCTTTTTTAATTAATTCTTGGTCCTTTTTAGTATCAGAAGTAATAATAGGTTTAATATTAGAGTCAACTCCTGTATCATTAGTATCAGTTACAGATTTAAGTTTTTCAAGTAAGTTAGTAGGATTAACTTCTTTCATACTTGATAACAAATCTTCTACTACATCTTTATGTAACTTAAAAAATTCATATTCTCTTTGTTCTATACCATATTCAGTATTAAGATATTTTTGAATATTAGGGTAACCTGAAAACTCACTTGCATTTACAACAGGAAACTCTAAGTTATCATTTAAACTTTCATCATCAGTTTCTCTTTTTATATCTTCAAGGATATTCAACAAATCATTCTTAATAGAATTAGATACAGTAGGTGTAGGTTTGACTTCTTGTTTTCTATATTCAGCAATTAATTCTTCATCATATTTTTTATTAATTTCTTCTTGTTTGTTTTGTTTATAAGCAGTATTCTCATTAAATAGTTGCTCTATTAATTGAGATACTTTAAAATTATCAGGAACTCTTCCTATTTCAACTATTGAATTTCCTATTTCAGATTCTTTATATTTATAAGTTTTTCCTGTATCAACATTTGTTGTACTAATAATATTAAAATCTTTATCTACAAGTACATTATATCTACTTGTAATTATTCGATAATTACTTCCTTCTTTTGTTATAGGTTTTTGTAAAAAACTTGTAGAAGGTTCTCTTTCATTAAATGTAAAAATAATGGATGGCGAATTAGCTAAGCCTGCAAATCCCATTTTTCCAAGATTTTCATTTATAATATTAATCTTATCATCAATAGATGTTACTAAATAAGGTTTTAATTCTTCTTGTCTTTCTTTTTCTATTTTTTTACCTTCAGGAGTTTGTTTTAATTTTTCTAAATCAGATTTACTAACTTCTTGAGTAACAATAGGTTGAGTAGTTGTAGTAGATTTAGAAGATTGATTTATTGGTATTACAAAATTTTTATCTTGTACTAATTTATTTCCTGTTATATATTGATATGCTCTATTAAAATATTCAAACAAATTACCTCCTATTTCATCTTTAATATTATAAATATCTTCTGGTTTAACATTTCCTTGCTGTGCATTTATTTGTTCCCAAGCTTCTGCACCACTAACATTAGTGTTTATATAAGATTTATTACCGCTATATATTTTTCTAATTTCATTTAATCTTTCTGTAAAAACACCTGTAGGTTTAGGCATCTGTATTTCTTGAGTACTAGGTTGAGTAGTTGTAGTAGGTTGTTGACCTTTAAGTTCTTCTCTTACTTCCATAAGTAGTTTAGGAAACTCTGTAGTCCATTTGTCATCTTTATAAGGACTTTTATGAGTAAGAGTAGCATTACCTGTAGCAAGAAGTTTTTGAAGAGCATCAGGATTTTGTTCAAAAGACCTTTGAATTAATTGTTTCATCATAGGAGATGAAATATTGTCCCAAGAACTTTTATTTAATCCTTTAAACTGTTTACCTAGTTGTCTTAATTTTGCTCCATCAACAGTTTTAAGAATTTCATTAGCAGTTTTTACATTTTCTTCAGTATAAGGTAAATCTTCAAATTTAATATATTGAAAAGCTTGTTCTACCGATTGAAATTTTATTTTACCTAAGCCATATTCTCCTATTCTTGCATAATCTATAGTAAAAGGTCTAATAGCAAAATTACTTAACTCAGCATTTTCTCTTGTACCTGCATAAATATTAATTTTAGTTTCTGGTCCAGGTAAACTAGATGTTGTAGTAGGTTTAACTTCAGGAGTTTGTTGTATAAAGATTTGTAATTCTTTAATTAATTTTTCTTCATTATTAATTAAAAAATCCATTGCTTTTAATTTCATATCTGCTTTATTAAATGGTGAAGCAGATTTTATATCTTCTTTTAATTTTGCTAATTTTAAACTTAAAGGTGAACCTACAGTTTTTAATTGCTCAATACTTAAATCATCAGCATTTAAATAATTTCCTTTTATAGCATCTATTTCATCTTTTGAAAATAAATTAGATTCAGTTTGAGTACTTGCAATAAGTTGAGTTTGAGTAGGTTGTTGTTTAAGTCTACCTTTTTCATCAACAAGGATTAATATATTTTCAATAGCTTCTGAAGCAACAGTACCTGTTTCAAATTGTATTCCTAAATTTTTAAATAAAGTATTTAAGAAGTTTTTAAATAAGTCTAATACTGATTTACCATTACCAGTTTTAATCTTAGCCATCTCTTGTTGAAACTCAGGTTGAGTCATCATCATTTCAACAAACTCATATACATCATAGGCACCATAATAAATTCTATTTTCTTCTGGTGTAAGTGCTTGCTCTTGCCCCTCTATTGCTAATTTCTTTTTAATAGACTCTATTGCATTTTCAAACTCAGGTATTTTAGATACTTGGTTGAATAAATTAATGAGTACTGAAATATGCTTAGGTGCATCACTTGATTTTAAATAGTATTTATTATCTCCTGAGCTTCTATATACATGTTTACCAAGTTCATTATCAGTAATAGAATGCATTAACTCTTTAAGAATAGTTCTTGCTAATTCAGTATCAGTAGCATTTTTAGCTTGACTAGCACTAATAGTTATAGCATTTTCAGCTCTTTTATATTTACCTCTTGTTTTAATATTATCTACTGTAATACTAGTAGTTGGGTTAATGGCAGGTAATAATTGTTTAGCTAAAGTTATTAAGTATTCATCTATACTTGTAGAGTTTGCTAAGTTAGTAACTATATCAGTTAATGAAGCATCAGTACCTAATCCAAATCTTGTTTCATTAGTTACTTTAGATTCATCTGATGAAGGACTTAATGGTTGCTCTTTAACAGGATTTTGAGGAGTAACTATTTCAGATGATAATGGAGTAATTTGTTGTACATTACTATCATATTCTGATATACCTGATTGAACTACAGGAACTTGTACATAATTTCCATTACCTGCACTTTTCCATAATAAGTATTCACCATCTTTTCTTAATGCTACAAACTCAGGCATTGAAAAATTACTGACTTTATTAGCAAGTGCAATTTTAAATTCTTCAATTTGTTTTGCATCCATTTTATAATAGTCATAAAACTCTGCTGCAGTCATTCCTTGATACTCAATAGCATTTAACATTTTTTCAATGTTAAACTCAGTTACCTCACTTATGTTTTTGATATCTCCAATTTTAGGAATGTAGTTATCTAACTTAGGTAAGATACCAGGATTATGTTGAACAAACTGAGTTATGAATTTTGAGTTAGTATTTAGTAAATCAGGATTAATATCAAATATTGAGTATGCACCCATTGAATCAAAATCAATATTTGATAACCCAAAAGTGAATCCCATCTTATTAAGATAAGACAATGGAATAAATTTAACAAATTGAGTTGCTTCTTGTACTCCTCCTTCAAGATAAGAATAGGTAATTAAATCTTGTGCTAATTTTCTACTTGTATATGGTTCATTATTAAATGATGGTAAGTTAAGATTTAACTCCATTAGTTCAAGTAGTGCATTATTTAATCCATTCTCATCATAGAATCCTGCTGATGTATTATTGAATTTTATCAATGATGGTTCACCTTGAGTATTTGCTACTAACTCAAGTCTTTCTATTAACTTATTAGATGCTAATGAACTATTAGCTTTCTTAAGTTCTTTAATGTAAGTTGCTAAAGATACTTTACCAGTACTTGGTCTATCAAAGAATAATCTTTCTCTTTCTGCTTGTGCATTTATATTATCAAATAATGTATTAGAAGCAGAATAAGAGTTTAAGAATCTTTTGATTTCTTTAATAACCATTGATTTCTTTTCTACTTTCTTAGCATCACTTGCTTCACTTTTAGATATCAAAGGCATTAGATTTTCAAAAATAGAATTGAATAACTTAGAGTTATATGGAAAATGCCTATCCCATAATGAAGTAGCAGTTACTAATGCTCTAGCAGTAAATACACCACTAACAGTAGTAGGTAAGAATAAGTTATCACCAAATTTTACATAACCATCATTTATATAAGATTGATATTCTGCATCACTTAATGCTTTAATTCTCTTACCTTTTTCATATTTTACTATTGGAATAAAGTTACCTAACAACTCACCTGCATTAGTTATTACTGGATTACTCAATAGGTTATTTATACTCTCAATCTTTTGAGAATTATCTAATATAGATTTACCTAATCCTTTTGAATCTGTATTAATTGCACCTTGTAATGTTCTTACAGCAAGTCCAAGTTTCTTTAATTCTAAGAATCTATTTAAAACAGCTAATTGAAAATCATTATCTACTTCACCTCTTAACTGATTCTCCATCTTATCCATAGTGAAGTTCTTAGTATTCTGAACATCAACATCATATCCTAACTCATAATTCTTATTACCATACTTTTCTAATAGCTTATTAATTACTGCAGATTCTTTATTAGGATTAAACTTTGCAACATTAGAATTGACATTATCCATTTCTTTTACATACTCTCTAATAATAGGTTGAGATAAGAATGTAAACTGAATTGAGTTACCATTTTTAGCTTTGTCAAATCCTAACATTGCTAATATCTTAGATACATCAAGAGTATAAGAGTTTAGATTTACTCTACCCATTACTTGCTCTTTCTCATTATCTGTAGCAATGTTTTGTAATTCAGATAATACTTGTGCAATAGTTCTTTGACCATCTATTGTTTGTTGATTACCTAAAGTTCCATCAGTTCTTCCTTCTCCTTCAAAAGACATATTAAAAGGATTGGCAATAGTTTTACCTTTTTCATCAATATCAGTATAGTTTAATGATACTTGGTTTCCTTTAGCTTTAGCTTGTTCAAATAATGAATGTGTGGTTACATCTAAAGAGTAAGCACCAATACCTATTTTACCACTTGCTCCTAAGAACATTTTATTTTTCTGATACTCAGAACCTAATGGAGTAAAGTAAGTTTCATCTTTAGAAGAAGAAATCATACTATCTATATTCTCTGCTTGTTCTTTAGCATAGTCAATAGATAGAATATTATTAATTTTCTTCTGTACTTCTTTATCTGGATTACTTAATACTGCAGTATGAATTTTAATAATTTCATTTTGTAATAGCTTTTCTTTATCACCTTCTTTCAATACAGTAATCTTACCATTCTCATCAGTTTCATGCCATAGACTATAAGTGTTTTCTTTATCTACGTCAAAGTCAAGACCTTTTTGTTTAGTGAGGTTTTTTGGTACAATCATTAAATCCCCTTGCTCATTAGGTAAGAAACCAACTATCTCTACTTGAGCTGCTGACATGTGACCTGAAGTTGGAATCCTGAATGCAGTAATGTTTCTCAACTCAGGGTCAATCATGTCTTCTTTAAGTTTAAAACCTTGTTTGGTTTCAGTTACATAGACATATTTATTATTTTTTCTTTCTAACAAATCAATAAGAGTACCATCTTTCTTTCTAAATTTAGATGGAGCAATTACTTGAGCATATTGTAAGTTACCATCAGCATCATATTTAGCTGCTTGTAATTCTTTTCCATTCCAGTTTTTAGTCCATACTATTTTGTTCTTATCTACACCTTTAAAATCTTTTTGAATTTTAAATCCTTCTTCAGAACCTGCTACAAATGAACTACCAGGAAACTTAAGTTTAACTATTCTATTGTTTACAACAGCATTTAAAAGAGATTCAAATCTATTAGCATTAGCTGCTAACCACAATGGTAATTTAAAAGTTAAATCTTCTTCTCCATTTACTTCTTTAATGATAACTTCAAGAGCTTCAACATCTTGTTTAGAGTAACCTCTATTTATAGCTTCAGTCTTTAAAATGTTTTGAAGTTTAGCAGCAGTTGCTCTAACATCAATAGGCTTGTTAGTTTTAATATCTATACCTAATTCATCATAAAGCTGTTGAGTTTTATAATTAACTAACTCTATAAATGCTTTAGTGTATTCTTTTTCAAGTTCTACTCCATCTATAGGTTTACCATTATACATAAATCCAGTAGCATCCATGACACCATTACCAAATAATATCTTAGTAAGCTGAGTACCTAAACTAACTGTATCTTCTTTTTTCTTAAATGACTTATAAGGTACATCTAACTGAATCTTAAAGTCTTTTCTATTAAGAGTAAGTGATGAAGCTTTTAAGTCTTCTACTTTAAGGTCTTTAATAGAACCATCATCTTCATACATATTTAATGCTTTAGCTTTAGCACCTACTTTATTAGCAGATTGGTAAGAAGCTCTTACATATTTATATGGTGATGGGTTAGGACCTGCTCCTTCTTTCTGTAAAGCCTCTAATGCTTCTTTTAGTTTATTAAGTTCAGTACCTTCAGTTACTTGAGGAATTAATGGGAATGAAGATGACTTAATATATACAGTCCTCATTACATCTTGTGCTTCATCAAATATTTGACCTGTATAAACTGGTTTAATAGGTTGAAGAACTTTCTTCAGAATACCTTTTTGTTTATCTGACATTTGAGAATAAGGAGTATTATTAGCAAACATTTCTTTTGCTTCTCTTATCTCTTCAGGAGTAATACTCACAGTAGCATCATTTAATCTACCTAACTTTTCTAAGATATGTAGATGTTCTTGCCATGTAGTATATTCCTGAGCATCAGTTCCTTCTATATTAAAGTAACCATTTGAGTTAGGATACTTATCATAAAACTCTTCAAATTGTTTTTTCTGCTCATCTTTAAGTTCTTTAGCTTTTACTGGGTCATCAGATTTAGTATTAAGACTTTTTATTCTATTGTATTCTTTCCAATCAAACTTTTTATTATCTAATACTTCAGTTAAAAAACTAATGTTTTCAGACATAGCAACTCTGTCTTCTAGCATTACCTGAGTGTATTGTTCAGTTTCAGAATCAGCTAACTTAGAACCAGGAGCAATCATTAAAGCTAATCTCTTACCAACATTAGTAAAGGTTTCTTTACTTTGCTGAATAAAAGATTTAGAAGAATCAGCTTTATAATAAATAGCAGGGTCACCAATCATTGTCATAAATGCATTAGCATTAGATAACATTTGATTGATTTCAAAATCCATTGCAGCTAGTTCAATTTTTTCTAATTGACTATCAGCTACAACTCCCTCCATGTATTTTTTATCAAGTAAGTTATTGGTTACTTTAGTTTTTCCATCTTTTTCTTCTACTGTATAATATCCATTAGCTGCCCATACTTTCATTTTCTCCTCTACTAATGCAGAAACATAATTTTGTACTTCAGCAAGGATAACATCTTTCTTACTTAAGACTTTTTGTAATTTTGCATTCTTAGTATTTATTGCTTCATTCAAAGTAATCTTCTTACCATCTTTTTCAAAGATAACTAAATCATTAAGATGTGGCATTAACAAAAGCATCTTAGCACCCTTGTCATAATTCTTAATGTCAGTACCATTAGGATTCTTTGCATTAAAGTTTATAACTCTTTCTATTTCAGGTAATACAGTTTGTTCAAAAATAAATTCAGCTATGCTTTTATTAGGTACAAGTTTACCATTTTCAGTTTTATCAAAGTATTTTTTATCAGTAAGATTTAATCCTAATGTTTTAACTAATGTCATTGTAGATTTATCTGACATTGTTGGAAACAAAGCAGTTATATTTCTTAAACTTATCTGTTGTCCAAATACAGTAAATGGCTTTGATAATGCACCTTGGTCAGCTTGATGCATACCTACTTTAACTAATTCATGGTCAACATCACCAAGTGAAGTAATACCATTATCTCTGTATAACTTCTTAGCAAATTCTTTTAGTGCAGTTAAACCTAAGTGAGTAACATTAAATCTTTCTTTAAAGTTATATACTGGTAAATCAATACCATCTTCAAATAATTGTAACCAAAATGAATTTTTAGAAAAAGATAATTTTCTAAGGTTATCTCTAAACTCAGGTTTATTTTTAATCTCATTAGCTCTATCAGTAATAAATTTAAATGCAGTAAATCCATAAATAGATTTTTTACCATCTCTAAATGAAGAAGTTACAATACCTGATGAGTATTTAGATTGATGGTATGCAAGGTCACTAACAGCAGAATTATCTAATGGATTATTTTTACTACCTTCTGTAATTGTTACTTCTTTATCTTGTGAAAAAGCTTTTCTAGTAGTATCTAACCATTTTACAAGACTACCTACTGCAAAGTTATTACTTTGCTCAAAAAATTGAGATGCTGATACTTTTGGATTTTTAAATAATCCATCAATAGCATTATCAGTTAATTCAATACCAAAGGCATCAAACCAATCTTTAATCTTTTCAATAGCTTCTTTGGATTCAGCAGGAGTAAGACTAGCATAATCAACCAATGCTTTAGAAACTATATTTCTTTCATAGGGAGTTACATAAACAACATCATCACTACCTATTGAAACTAAATATTCTTTACCATCAATATTTGTAATTTTAGAATTAGTTTTTTGTTGTGCTAATTCAACACTTATATTTAAAGTTTTATTATTTTCATCAGCATTAAAAGATGTTTCACCTAGTTTTAATCTTTCTTTGATAAATCTTTGATGTACAGAACTTAAAACACTTGGAGTTTTCATCCATGAGTTATATTCATTAAGTAACTCATCAACAGTATCTCTACTTACATTACCATATTCATCTATAAGAACATTAGATGAAGTAAGATTATTTGACCACTCATCTTTTATTTTACGATTAATACTTGATAAGTTAGTATTGACAATTTTAAAAGTTGCATTACCTTCTTTGTCAAAAGAATACATTAAGAACTCCATAGTTAAAGCATGTTTACCCATTGTAGTAGTAAACTGATTTTTAACTTCAGAACTTGATTCTTTTAATTTATTAATAAGTATAGGAAGCCAAGGTTGTTTATTTTTATTGACTTCAAGTATATCCATCATCATGTTGAAATCAACAGGAGCATCAGCTAACAAAGATTGAACTACATCATATACAGTATCAAAGTCTACATAAGTAGTTACACCCATTGCACCTGATTTGGGTAATCCAGTAGTGGGACTAATATCAGGAATACCTCTCATAAATCTTCTAAGAGTAGAAGTAATACTTGCTTTAGGATTTACCTCTAATGAAGTCTTAGAATAGTTTTCAGTTCCTAAATGTCTATCTTCTTCTTCACTCAATTCATCATCTACATCTTCTTCATTCTCTTGGTTATCAAGGTCATTGTCATTAGGGTCATCACCAACTTCTATTTCATCATTTTCAATGACTTTACCATTTAAATCTTTTAAAGCTATAGCTACACTTTGTTTATAAATAACATCTATATTATCTAATACAAGGTTTATTTTATTAAGTGCAGTTTCATATTTAACAACAAGCTCCATTACCTTTGGTCTATCCTGATACTGAGGTATGCTTTTTAATTGAGCAAGAGTTTCTTGTAATGATTCTTTGTTAGCATTCAATGTGTTAGTAATATCCTCTACTACTTTATCTCTAACCTCTTGTTGATTTATTTCTTTAGTAGAAAGTATATCACCAAGTTTAACAGAAGCATAGTTAGCCAATTGAGATTGATGTCTACTACTGACACCATTAATTCTCAATAAATTAATAGCCATATCTTCAACATCTTCTTCACCTATTTCTCTAGGTTGATTAGATTCTAAAGACTCTGCTGATTCAGTATTATCCTCATTGAAATATTCATTAACCCATTTTACTTTATTACTTGCTTGGTTTAAAAACTCATTGTATTCACTTATATTATCTAAGTTAGGTCCTGCTTCTAAATGATTTTCTACAATCTCTTTAGATTCATTACTCATTTGTTTAACTACTTCTTTTAAGTCTTCAGCTTTCTCTTCTACTGTATCTCCAAATAATTCAAAGCCATCTTGTTCTACCCCTTCTACTGCTTCTTCAAATGCTTCATCAGAAGTTGACTCTACTACATTAGTTATAGCTTGTTTATCTTTTTCAGTTACTTTGCTATCACTAACCATAGTCTGTCCTTCTTTTCTACTTACACTTTTACCAGGTGCTGTTCCTACAGGTTTGTAATAAATATTAGATTGTAGTCTTGTAGCATATACAGGTTTATCATTAGTGCCTACATTTACAGACATTAGATTAGTTAGTACATTATTCTGTACAAACTCTGGATAATTATTTGCAACAGTAGTTAAAGTAAAATCATTATTTACTTGTATTACTGGTTGTTTATAATTACCAACTTGAGCATAACCATTTAATAATGAGTTTTGCAATGCTTCTTGTAGTAGTGCATCTCTTTGTAAGAACTCTTGATTATTTACAATTTCATTATTCTCTACAGGAATAGTATTCTTATTGATAATTTTTACTTCTATTCCATTACTGCCATTCTTAGCAACAACTAAAATATCAGGAGCTAAAGATAATATAGTTGTTTGCCCAGGTTCTAATTTATTAATATTTTTAAAGTATGAAGTTGCTAATGTATTTTCAACTTCAGATATATTTCCTTCATTTACTTTATTGATAAGACCTTGTCTATATTCCTGACTTACATTTTTAACTGGAGAAATAAAAACAAATCTTTTTAATAAATCTGTAAATGATTCATTGTTAGTTATATCAGAACCTATTGTAGAATTAATTGCATTTAGTAATTTACCAAACTTATTATTTTGTGAAGTTGATAAATTATTATTAGCAACAATAAGTTTAGAGTATATAATATTCTTAACAGTATTAACTTGACTTGCAGATAACTTAGGACTAGTAGAGTAAAATGCTTTATAAGTAGGTTTACCATCAGCATCAGTTCCCCATCTTCTAATGTCTACTTTCATCATAGACTTAGTTTTATTTTGTTCTGCTCCTGTGATAACACTAAGATTTTCAACTTTTACTTCTTTTCTTTTTCCATTTTCATAAATAAATGTTTGAAAGTTACCATCTTTATCCTTAACAATTAATCCCATCATTGCTTGAGGATTAGCTTTTTTTAATGGTACAAGTTCAGTAAGTTTTAATCCATCAGTTTTACCACCAGTAATATTAGTAATTTCAAATACTGAATTCTCACCTCTTTTAAAAGCTTCCTTTATTAACTTTCTAATTTCATTGACATTTCTTTTTGCTTCTTTAATGTCACCATTAAATTTTGCAGGAGTATACCATCCTATGTCATGTACTTGTGCAATGAAATCTCCTTGTTCATCAGAAACAAGAATAGGAACTCTATCCCAAAATTCTTGAGTTTCCATAAATTCTTCTACAGGTAATCCTGACTCTTTTACTTTTTGGTCTAACCATTCACCAAACTTTATAGTTTTAACTTTCCCATTTTCTAATACATCAGTACCATATAATGGACTGTTTTTATCCTCTACTCTTGCTGGTATAACCCATGACTTTACTCTATTAAGTTCATTTAAAGGATTAACTGATACAGTTAATTTAGCACCAACTTTAACATTTTCAAAGTTTGCTGTCTTAATAGCTTTTACAAGACCATCTTGTTTCTTTTTCAATCCTTCATTTATAGTATCAGTAGTTACTATTATTTTACCATCTTTACCTCTTACTTTTTGAGAGATTGAAAAATCAAATACTGAATAACCTAACTTAGGACTTGTATCACTTACAATATCAGTTTCAGTAGAGTATACAACTTGTTTATCAGGAGTTACATCTATTGGTTCTGCACTATCTTTGATTTCTTCTTTCTTAATTAACTCATCTTGTTTTACTTCTACTTCTTCAGGAGCAGCTACACTTTGAGATAACTCTTCACTCATTGCTGATATACCTAAAGCTATGTCTTCCCTTTTTCCAAATAGCTTTCTAAGTATAGCATTGTAATCACTAATAGTACCATAACCATTTAGTTCCCAACCTGTACCTAATAATTTTAAATGTTTTTCTGCTTTTTCTTTACCTACTGTTCTAATATAACTTTTTACAAGTTCTTCAAATGTTGGAAATTTATTATTGTCAATTTCCATTGTATTAACATAACTCTCTATAAGGTCTTTAATCTTCTCTTCTTGCTCCTTAGTTAGTGTTGGTATTTCATCAGGTTGATAAGATACATCACCTTCTTCCATTGGTTGATTAGAAGTAAGATTAGGTTTAGTTATTGTAACTACTTCAAATAATGGATTACTAACTTTATTTATTTCCCAACCATCAAGTTGATTATTTTTAATTCTTTCTTTAATAACTTTAACAGCATCTTCAATGTCTGCTTTTTCTTCAGGAGATAATGCTTTTAAATTTATCTGTAAGTTATAAGTTCCTTCAGCATTACGAGTAAATTGTTTTGCTAATAAATTATCAGCAACTTGTTCTGCTTTAGTTTTTTGTACTGTAAGAGTTACTTCTTGAGCTTCTCTGCCTGCAATTACATAGTTATTACCATCTTCTTTGATTATACCTTTAGCTAATAAACTTTCTATTTCAGATTTATTAGCTGCAAACTTTCTATTAAGTAAAGGTTTAGATGCTTTATTATCTTTAAATGAGTTTAATATTTCTTGTTCTTTTTGAGATAAAGTAACTTGTTCTTGTTGTTTAGTGGGATTAATCTCATTTAAACTTATTCCTGAGAAGTCAGCTTGAGGATTAGCTTTGAAAGTATTCTTATCTACAGATACCTCAACAACTTGAGTTAGCTTTTCTAGTAGTGCCTTCTGTATGTCTGCCTCATTGACATTGTCTGACTTATTTACAGTAACACTTACTTGGACACTTGCGCCTCTATTAACAGCATCTGTCAATCTTTTAAACTCATTATCAAAAGCAACTTCGTTAGTGTTTGCATAATAAGTTACTTTATCACCTTGGTCAACTGAGTAGAACCTACCTATTAGTCTTGTCTTATCAGTTGGATTAGTAAGCTCGCTTACTTCTTGTTTACTCCTATTATCTTGAGCCTCATTGCCACCTGCCTCAACATTATAGTTTTGAGATTTCCAAACTCTAAACCCTCCTCTACCTATTCCACCTATCCCTGATATGACAAAGTTTAAGGGCTTGACAGCTTTAGTTTGTTTTTGTTCTACTGTAGGTTTACTTTTTAAAGCAGATAATTCTTTGTTTTGTTCTGTAATAGGTCTAATAACATCATTGTTATTAAAATCAGAATATATATTTTTAAAATTTTCTTTTGCACTTGTTTCAAGTATTTCTACAATATTATTTGGTGTATTCTCATTAAGCTCAGCAACAGCAAAAGAATAGTTATCTCTTCCAACTGTTGTAGAAAATCTTGCAGTATCTAACCTAAGTCCAACAACAACATATTTTTTACCTTTATACTCTACTATTTCAGAAAATGATTTACCAGAGTTTACATTATTCATTACTTCCGTTGAATTTCTTACATCAAAAGAATTTTTAGAAACTCCTTTAAATCCTCCAGCAAGTCCTGATAAAATTATATCAGGTTTTACTTCTGTAGGTTGACTTTCTAATGTAGATAATCTTTTATTAGCTATATCAAGTTGTCCTTGTTCATAATCAATAGCTTCTTGTGTAGAATTGTTAAAGTTTTCAGTTTCAACTGCATAAACTTCATTTATTTGTTCTATTAAATAATCATATCTATCTGCTTCTTTTGTTTCTTTATATTCAGCTAATCGTTCTTGAATGTCAAGAGGTTTAACACCTTCTTTAGCAGCTTCTTTTTTTAGCCGTTCATTAGCTTTATTTCTAGCATTTTCAGATTTTTTTATAAGATTATCAATAGCTTCATTGAAAGTTTTTCCATTAGAAGCTATTTCTTGTGCATTTAATAATCTTTTTTCTTGGTTTGGTATAACTCTATTAATAAATTTTTCTATTTCTTGTGCTACATTAGTTTCTTGACTTACAGGTTTACCTTCTAATACTGTAATTTGTGCATTATATTTAGCATTGATTTTATCTAATAATGTACTTTTAAAAACAATATCTTCTTTTTGTACAGTTAATTTTTCATTTGTATTATAATTAAAAGCTCCGATAGCAAACTCTATTTCTCTATCTTTTTGTATTCTTTCTTTATGTGTTACAGTTCCATCTTCATCCATAAACTCAACTACCCTTTTCCCATCAGCGTAATGTGTAATTAACACTTTTCTATTTTTTCCCTCATCATCCTTCCATGTAATTTGTTCTTTTTTTACTATTATATTTTGTGCATTTTTATCTATTTCTTCTTGTTGTTTTCTTTTTAATTCAGCTATTGCTTCTGCATTAGATTCTTGAGATGTAGAAGTTTTAGTTTCTAATTGTTTTCTTTTTTCATCATACATTTTATCTATGTATGCATGAGCTGCTGATTTTGTTCTATGTCCACTTCCTTCTATTCCCATTTCTTCAACCTCAAGATGTGCTTGTTTTCTTTCTTCCTCTAATGCTGTTATTGCACTTGAACTAGTTCCTAATACATCTTTTACTTCACCTTTAGATATAGGTTCAGATTTTAATTCTGATATTTGTGCATTTAAAGTTTCTATTTGTTTATCATATTTTTCATTAATCTTAGTTTCAGCTAATAATGCATCTAAGTTTTTTTGATTAGTATTTAATCCATCTACTGCTCTAGATAATTTACTATAAAGTACGTTTAATGCATAATCTGTAATAATATCTTTATCTTTTTTAATTCTTTCTTGAAGTTCTTTTATTTCTTTTTTTCTACGTTCAATTGCATCTTCAAAAAATTTAACTTGTTCATCAAATGTTGTAAGATTAAAATCTTTTAATCCTTTAGCTAATACTTCATTTTGCTTAGGTAAGTTTTTAATTTCTTCTTCTTTTTTATTTTCTAATATTTGTTTCTCATTTTCTAATGCTTGTATTTTATTATCAAGTATTTGTTGAGGAGTTTGTAATGCATTTTTTACTTCAGTATTAGATAAAGGTTTACTTTCAGTTTCTTCTTCTTTACTTCCTAATATACCATCAAGTTCAGAACTTACTTCATTACTTACATTTTGTAATTCTTGACTTAACTCTTCATCTTCAGTTATTTCTGTTTGAGATTGACTATCAATTTCATTTTTTAATTCTGATGTTCTTTTATCTACTAAACTTTGATTGTTCATGTAGAAATCTTGTTCTTCTTTAGTAAGTTTTTTAATAGACCTTGCTTCACCTGATGATAATTTACGAGCTATATTTTCTAACATAGCTTTACTACCTTCAGGTTTAACTGCTGAAGTTTCATCAGTAGGTGTAACTTCAGTTTCTTCAGTTTCAGATTTAGCAAACTCATTCTTTTTAATTTCTTCTTTAGCTATATCTTCTGCTACCTTTTTAGTATTGTTTTGATTTTCATAATATTTTCTTATACTTTTAAATTGTTGCTCATCTATTTTACCTTTGTATTTTTCCATTATGGCATCTACTAAAGGCATATATTGATTAGTACCTTTTAATTCTTCAAGTTCTTTTTCACCTGCATCAAATACTCTAGCTAACTTCTGTTCATATCTTAAAGATTTTTGATATGCTTTAGAGGTTATTTTATTATATCTTTCAAAATTATCTTTTTTAAATTGTTTAACATTACCAAGTCTTTGCTCTAATTCATTTAGTTCTCTTACTGCTTGAACATTATTAGTTACATACTCACTAAAATTTCTATATACTTCAGCATCTTTATCAACACCTACATAAGGATTAACTTTTAAGTTTGCTACATTATAATTTAATTGTGATGGTTGAGTAACTACATTTCCTGTTTCATTATCTATAATAGTTTCTTCACCACTAGTCAAAGATGTTCTACCTGATTCTAATTCTAACTTAATAGCAATATCAGCTTCTAATTTTTTTTGAATAATTTCAGTTTCTAATTGTCTTTCAACTTTATTAAGGTTATGTTCATTAATTTTATTACTGTAAACTTCTTGGTCATTAATGTATTTATCTTTTGTTTTTTCATAAATTTCCCCCATTTGTTTAATCTCAGCAACAGCTTCTCTTGCTTTTAATTGTACTTCAGGACCAGCATTTGGGTTAGATGCTATCTTTTCATAATTCTCAATTAAGTTTTTAGTTGTACCTGATTTAAATGCTTCATGAGCTTGGATAGATAACATCTTATCTTTTATCATGTTAGCTTCTTCTTTCATCCCCAATTGCTCTAATATAGCAGCTTCTTTTCCAAGTCTAACTACTTGACCTAAATCCATAGTTAAAGTAGTAGCATTATCAATCATGTCTTTGAGTCCTGCTGAATTACCTATTCTATTTTGTTTTACTAATACTTCTTGCTGCTCATCATATTGTTTTTTTCTTTCATTAAAATCTCCTATGTAAGGTAAGCTACTAAATACTGCACCTCCACCACCACCTATAATTGCACCTATTCCTGAGTATAAAGCATCATAACTAACTATAGTATTTTTTAAATCTTCAAAGTTATAAGTTCCTTTAGTACCATAGGCAATACCTGCTTTTTCTGCAATTTGCTCAATACCAGATTCTTCTAAGACTTCATTTCTTATTTCTTTTAATACGTCAATTGGCTGAATCCATTTTGGTTTAGACAATATATTCTTTGGAGAATACAAACTTCTAGTATACATGTTACCAGTAATCATATTCAATGCAAAAGAAGGAGCCATAGATTTTAAAGCTACATCAGCACCTTTACCTGCATTTTTAGAAGCTTCTTTACCAAGTTCAGGATTAGCTGTTGCAAAGTCAGTTCTTGCTTGTTTAGTTGCTTGTATGCCTAACCACTCTGCATCTTTTTTATTATACCCATCAGCTACAGCTTTATCAAAAGCTTCTGAATAAGCTTTATCTTCTAATTTTTGTAATTCACCATTTGAAAGTTTATTTAACACCTCTCTATATACTTCATTATGAACTCCTTGTGCAATAGATAATCCAGTAGATTCAGTCATTATAAATGAATTCATCATTGCATTAGCTCCTTTAGATAACCCTGCTATTTGTCCTGCAGCAGCTGTAAATTGCCCAGTTCTTGCAGCACCTAAAACACTTCCTATAATAGGAATAGTAAAATTAGCTGCTACATCAAAATAATCATTAGAAGTATTTATTTGAAAAAAGTGTTGAGATTTATCTCTTAAACTTTGGGCATCTCTTGTCCACATATTTCCTGTTTCATCTTCTCCATCTCCCCAAAATGTGTAATTATCTATTGCTTTAAAAACTTCATTTGCAGTTGCAAATGGGTCAAAATAATCAGTATATGCTCCAACATCTGTTTTATATCCAAATAATCCTGTAAGAAAATCAGCAGTTCCACCAAGGGTAGGAAGTCTAATATCTCCAGGGTCAGTTACAAGACCTACAAAATCTCCTACCATTGCTGCAACATTATAAAGTAATTGTCCTGCTAATTTACCACCACCAGTAAGAAGATTATCATAATCTTCTTTGACAACTTCTTTTTCAAGTTCTTTCATTCTTTGTTCATAAACATCATCAAATGCTGATGTAGAACCTGAAGTAATTTCAGAAAAAGTTTCACCTGAATTTGTAAACCTTCCTTCTGGAAAATTTAATTCTTGACCTGGTAAACTACCTTCTTTATATCTTGCTGCAAATTGTTCATCAGTTAAAGGAACAACTGGATTAGTATTTTGATTTACTATTGAATTATCATCAGGATATGGACACATACTTATATATTTATTTAATTATTTATAACCTTTTATATTTCTATAATATGCAAGAGCAGCTTCATCATATTTTGGTACAGTAGGGTCATTATCAAATACCCATTTATCTTTATGAGGATAATATAAACCACCATTAAATGTAAATTTGTAATTTTCTTTTTGTTCTTCTGTCCAATTTTGTTGCTTACTTAAAGCTCCAAATTGAGTATGAGCTTTATTTTTAATATCATTAGGTTCATAATGTTTTTCAAGATAATTTGAACCTGCTCTTAAATTATCATTACTTACTTCATCTTTTGGAATATAAATTTCACTAATTTCAGTTTTTTCTGTTTTTGGATTATAAATAGTCAATGTTACTTGAAGAGAACCTCTACCTATTTTTTTCTCTTGAACTTGACCATTATTATCTTTAACCATAAACTTTGCATCTCCTGGAACTACTCTTGTTGAGCCTAAATTAAGTGTCATAGTTTTTCCACCTTCAATTTCAATTTTTTCTCCATCTTTTAAAGTACTAAACAGTTCTGTATTTATATTATTATTTTCTAATAATTTATTAAAACTAATTGGTTCAGATTTTCCTTTTGTAACTACTACTGAATTTGTTCCACTTAATAAGTGAGGAAATAAATTACCAGCAGTAATACTTGTTAATGCATTAACAAATCCTGTAAATACATTTTGAGGTAATACTTTATCTAACCCACTTCCTCCAGAAGAAAATATAACTGTTGTATTGCTATTTCCACCATCTTTATTATTGTAATCTAACTTAGCATCAAAATCTTTATTCCATGTTGATATTAATTCTTGATGTTTTGTTTTTGCAGTTTCTAATTTTTTCTTTTCTTCTTCATACTTTTTAAAAGCATCTTTTATTGCTCTTGTATCTGCAACTGTTCGAAGGTTATTAGATTTTTTACTTAGTCTTTCATATTCATTGTATAATTTTATTACCTCTGCTTCAATATCTTTTATGCCTTGTTCTGATTTATTAAAATCTTTAGGTTTTGATATATTATATAATGCCATATAATGTTCATTTTTATTTTTATAATCAATAGCTGATTGATTATAACTTTCACTAAGACCATCAATACCAGTAGCAACATCTCCTGCCCCTGTTATTTTATTACTTACAAGGAAGTTTTTCAATGCAGAAAAATCTAATGTCTTTAAATCTTTTGCTTCAGCTTCTAAAGGTTTCATTATGTTTTTAAGTTGTTCAAGTAACCTTTCTTTTTCTTTAGCAGGTTTATTACTATTATTAATTACATTTATTAATTCTAAACCTTTATCAGTAACACTTTTTATAGTATTACTCTTCATATCATCTAATGCTGCTCTTGCTTCTTTATTATTTTTTTGTGCAATTACTATTTCTTTTACTTCTGCATTGTTATTATTAAATGTAACTTTTTCTAAAGCTTTTCTTCTTTCTTCATCATCTCTTAATTGTTTTTCTTTACTAATATCAAGTTGCATTTTTGCTGCTTCAGTCAAGTCTAATGTTTCACTTCTTACTATTTCTTTAATATCTTGTTTATCAGCAGCAGCTTGAGCAGCTAAAAATAATTCACCAGGATTAGCCATTCTTGTTACAGGTACTTCTTCTTCTACTTCTTTTCCATCTTTTATTTTTTTAACTTTCTGCATTACAGTTTTACCTTCAGCATCTTTTACTTCTTCCATTTTAAATGGAGAAAATCTATTCATAGGGTCTACTCTTTCACCATATAATCTAGTAAAAGCTTCTTGTGTTAGTTTTTCATTACCTTGTCCAAGAAGTTTAATTTGTTGGTCATTATAACTTGTAGCTTTTTGGTCATATAACGCTGTGTTATAAATACCCCAAGTTAATTCATTTATTGGTAACAATTTATCTTTTTCTCTTGTAGTAACATAATAATTACCTACTAGTTTTTCTTTTGTTATATCAGTATCAGTACTTGGTTTCCAATCTTTTGCTATTTTTTCAAATTCTTCTTTTTTATCATAAAAGTTTACAAGTTTTTCAGGACTATAACTTCTGTATTTACCAGTAACAGGGTTATAGTTTACTCCACCTTTTTCAATTATATTTCCTTGTTCATCTTTTTTTTCTTCAGCATATTTTCTGTCAAATTCTGCCATTGCTCTATTTACATCTTCTATTCTGATATTACCATCTTTATCAGTAGCTCTTTTTAATTCTTCTGCATAATGCTTTGCCCTTATATCATAATTAGCATATTGTGCAGCAAGTTTACCTCTTGTTACATCCTGATATATTTTAGATTGTAAATCTCTAATTCTTTGTTTATCTTTTAAGGCACTTAAAGAACTTGTAGAAAGCAATTGAGATACTTCATCAATTCCTTTTTGGTAACCTTCAAGAATCTCTTTTTGTTCTTGTTCATCAGGAGATAAAGCTTTCTTTTGCAGTAACTTTTCAGCTTCTGTTTTATATAAATATTCAGTATCTATTTGTTTATCAACTCCTTCAATTGCTTTATATAAAGCTTGTTCAGGAATCTTATACATAAAGTCCACCATTTGTGGACTTGCTGTTTTATAAAATCTTCCCATAATTATTTATCTTCTTTTACTGTAGTTGTTTGAGTTCCTTTAGGTAGTTGTTTTACTTCATCTTCAGAAAGATATACTACATTACCATTAGCATCTTTTTGTGCTAAATTTAAAAGTCCTGTTCTTGGGTCCCTAACTGCATATACACCATACTTAGAATAAGCTTTAGATAATGCCATTATATCTTTATTATATTGTACTACATTTAAATCTCTACCTTGTTTTTGTATCATGTTAGAAGCATTAGCAACATTCTCAGCAAGATTAGTATAGTACTGGTCAATATCTTGTCTATCAGCCAAATCTCTTTGGTATTCACCACCCATTCTTGTTTGGTCAATTTGTTGTTGTAGTTGTGCTCTTTGACCTTTTAATCCTGACATACCTTGTAAGTAGTTAGTTAATATTCCTCTTGCTCCTTCTTGTTCAGCTAACTCTGCACTCAATTGTCCACTTCTAATATCACCTACTCCTCTAGCAGAATTTGCTAATTGTTTTCTTAAAGCATTAGCTCTCATAAGATTTTTTCTATAAGCTTCATCTTTTGATATACCTGCTAATCCTTCAGCTTCTTCTTGAGTTCTTAAAGCATCTTGCCCAAAGGTACTAAAAAAGTTTATATTTTTAGGAGTTTCCATTCTATTTAACATTGTCATAGCTGCAGGCCCATACATACCTACTGAAGTTCCAAACATACCTGTTCTATCTCCTTCAGTTAAATTATAAGTATCTTCTGGATTAATTGCAGTTTTAGCACTTTTTTCTTTTTTAGGTTTACCATTTCCACTAAACATTCCTGTAAAGAAATCACCTGTATCATCTAATGCATTGTTTAACCAATTCATAAACTTATTAGGTTTCTTAGGTTTCTTAGGGTCTTCATTAGGCATTAGTTTATCACTAATTACTTCATTGTAAAGTGGATTAGGAATTAGTCCACCTTTAGTATTAATATATGGGTCTTTTGAACGAGAAATATTTCCAAATGTATTTCCCATTATATCACTCATTACATCATAAGGATTTACACCTGGAGGTTCTATTTGTCCAGTACCACCTTTTCTAAATGCTTTATTAATATCTACTCCACTAACTTCACGAGGAGCAGGAACACAATTACCACTTGCATCTTTTACAAAACCAGGTTCACATGGTTCTCCACCATAAGCATATTTATTAAGTTTACCACCATACATCATCATTCCCATTTGTTGCATCATAGCAGGGTCTTGCATTAAACCAGCCATCATTTGTTCTTGCATCATAGCCTGTTCTTGTTGAGCTTGTTGTTGATTAGCTTGTTCTTGCATAGCCATATCACTTTGCTCTTCTAAAGATGCAGTTTCCTGTTGTCTTTTTAATGCTTCTTTTACAAACTTATCATTAGGATTTTTAGTAAGAAGCTTTTCAAGCTTAGCAATATTTCTTTCTCTTTTATCTTTTCTGTCAGCCATAGTTTTACCATTTACTTTAAGTCTATCAGAATATACTTTAGTACCCTCAGGTAATGCAACAGGTATTCCACCATTCTCATGACTTGGTCCTTGAAACTCTCCCATCTGTCCATTAGGCATTTCATACATTTCTTGTCCCTCTACTTCAACAGGAATATTTTGAGGTACTTGTCCACCTTGTGCATAAGAACCATACATCATTTGTTGCATATACATTGATGGGTCTATCATACCACCATAAGCATATTCATCTTCTAAACCTACCATAGGAATTTGAGGTGTTTTAGATTGATTTTTTTGATAATCAAATAATTTTTGATTCATATCATAATCTTTAGGTATTCTAGCAGTTTCATTTGGTAATAACATTGGAGATATATTATCTTGATATAAATCTTTAGCTGTACCATACAAACCTGCAGCATCAGCAGCCATTTCAATATATTTTGGAATTTTAAATAAATTACCATATTTACCAATTGGTAAAATTCCTGCCATATCAATTGCATTATTAAATGTACCTTCTTTATTCTCTCCTTTTAAATCTCTTTTTGCTAAAGTATAATCATCAACACTTAATGCTGAACCAAGTAAAGGAATATATTCAGCCACATTTTCTAAAGGACCATCAACATAATCTTCTCTGCCCATATTTATAAAATCTAATACTGCCATATTTAATGCACCATCTATACCAGGTTTTCCTCCTTCAAAAGGAATATAATTTCCTTGATTATCAAGTCCATCAAATGTTCCTGCTTGAAATCCTGCTTCAAGCATTTTATATCTTTCTTCTTGTGCTTTTTTCTTTTCTTTCTTTGTCATTTTTTTTGCACCAATAGTTACCTCTGGAGCTTCAGCATTATAATAAATACCTTGTGCTCTATCAGCCATCATTTGGTCATAATATTCTTTATACTCAGGACTATCTGTTGCAAGTCTTTTACCTTTTACTTTAACATATTTTTTCTTTGGACCACCTACTATTCCACCATTATCAAAAGTATAACTTGCTGCATTTTGTAATACAGGTCTTCTTTCTCTTTCAGGATTAACTATAGCATCAGTCATATTAGTAACAGCATTCATTGTCATACCCATCAATGGAGATAATGGACCATTTAACATTTTCATTACTCCTCCTAATGGACCACCTGCAGTTGATAAAGACATGTTATTCATATTTGATAAACTACCTACTCCACCTCCTGCACCACTAGCTCCTGATAATCCACCAGCTGCACCTGTTGGTAATCCACCAAGTATAGCACCAAGAAATGCTTTAGGTAAATTATTATCTAAAGGTAGAGTTTTAGTTTTTTTCTTTTTCATATTATTAGTTATTTTACCACCATTAGCTTTTTTAGGAGGTCCAGCAGCTTCCTTAGAATCTATATTTACACTTTCTTTTATCATTTGAATTTCTTCAGGAGTATTAAATGCTAAAGGTATTGGTTCTGTTTTTTGTTTTTTTCTTGTACCAAGTTTATAATTAAGATTAGCATTAATATTAGAATCTGTTGGAGAATACATTCCTGATACTCCAAAATCATAAGCATCTTTAGAATATCCAACATTACCTGTTAATCTATTACCACCACTATATTCATAACCTAATCCACCTCTAAAATTATTTTTGTTAAAACCTACATTAGCATTTACATTAGGCATTCCTCCAGCATTAGAATAAGATGCATCTATATTTAAATTAGGAGTATTGTATCCTGCTGAAAATCCAAACTCATTTCCTTGTGTACCTCTTTTTAAATTACCACTTACATTAAATTTATCATTACCATATCCTGCATTTATGTCAGTAGTATTTTCTCCTAATCCAATTCTTTTTTCTGCACCAAGATTAAATCCTTTTTTATTTAAGTTCAATGCTCCATACATTCCTGGCATATTTGTCATTGGATTAAAATACATTCCTGCATCAAGTCCATTAGTTGATAATCCATATTCTAATGGTGACCTTGCTGTAAACATATTTCTATATTCAGGAGATAAAGATAAATATTGTTGAAGTCTATCTTTATAATTTGGTGGGTCAATTGGATTAGGATTTATTACTCCACCAACAGCCATTTTCTTTTTAATTTTCTTTTCTTGAGCAAGCATTTCCTTAGTAGGCTTTTTACCTGAACCTTTATTTGCTCTAATATTATCCCAAAGACCTCTTTGAGAATATGAACCATCTTTTCTTTTAATCATACCACCCATAGCTTTTTGTTCAGGTTGAATTAATATTTTACCTCTTTGTTTTAATCCTACATCAGGAATACCATTAGCATCATAATCTTCTGCCCATTGCATATAATTCATTGGAGAACCATATCCTTTATTCATGTTTCTAATATTTCTATTAGCAGCATTAAAATAATTATCTTCCCAAGTACCTGCATTTCTTAATAAAGGAATGTAATATTTAGATTCTTTTGAAAATGTAGGATGATTAGGTTTTTTATATTTATCAAATCCTATATGTTCAGTTTCAGAACCAGGAGTTAAAGCAGTTGTTATTGCATTAAAATCTCCTTTGTAAGTATTATAAATATCTTTGTAAAATCCTTGAGTATCATAATCTATTTTATCATTTAATAATGAAGAAAATAATCCTGCATGTTTATTAAAACTTTCAAACTCTAATGGATTTAATTTAGTATTAAATTTATTATTACTATTTTTTTTCTTTTGCTTACTCATTATCTGAAAGATTGTTGTTCAGTTTCAATAACAAAGTTAGTAGTTAATTCTACATCCTCAAAATTAGTAAATCTTAATCTTATAATTAAATATTTATCTCTAAAACTTTCTTGTTGATACCAATCTTTATTAATATTTATTACTGGAGGATTAACTACTTTATCAATAGGATATTGAGATGCTATACTAGTCCATGCTTTAGTAAACATTGATATTAAATAATTAATTCTCATATCTCTAAAATCATTGATATGCCAATCTCTTTCTTTTCTATCTATAACTATTGATGTATTAGAATTAGTAGTTTGTTGCTCATAATAATCTTGAGGATTAGCTTGAGTATCTTTAACTACCATATTTAATTCTCCTGATACTTGTCTACTATTATACAAAGTAAGATAGTTAAATGTTACATTTCTAATGTCATAATAATCTTGAGTTACAACATTCCATGTTCTTGCATAAGTTTCTAAAAGTATATCTGACCATAATCTTGTTGTCATAGGATTAGATACTGATACAGTTTCAATAATATGAGAATACAATACATCATAATACTTTTGATGACTACCTATTATATTATGTTTATAGATTGAATTAGATATAGAAGAGTAAAAAGTATAATGGTCACTATAATAAAACAATGGTAAATAAGAATGAAATGACACCCATGAATTACTCAATAATGAAAAACTAATAGTATAAGATTTATCTTCAAAAAATATATCATTTGTAAATGATACAGTAGTAAAACTTAAACCACCATTGTATCTCACAAACCTATTGTCATCAATATCAAAGTATAACTTACCAGACACTAATCCTAAATAACCTGCTTCAATACTTATTGTTTGAAAAGTATCTACATAATTAGGGTTAATTAAGTAATCTCTCTTAGTTAAAATAATCCTTTGATGTCTTGGGTCATATATGCCATGAATACCTATACCATTAGGATTATTAGGATTGTTAAGATTAGGAAATACTTCATCAGTAAGATTAAAAAATTGAGTAGCTAAATAAGATAAAGTATTTTCAGTAAACCAATTATACATTCCTTGATTAGAAATATTTTGTATTCCTTCTTGTCCTCCAATTAAGTAAACTGCTTTTTCTATTTCAGATACATAAACTACTCCTAATGGTGATTTAGTTACTGACCATTTATGTCTAGTACCTGCACTACCCATATCTGAATCTACTAATTTTCTTGGTGGTATAGAAAAATAACTACCAGTACCTAAAAATGTAACTATTTCATTTACAGTTTGTTGTTGTACATTTTGTGGTAAGTTCCATAAACATTCTTCAGTAAAGATTAAAAGGTTATTATTCTTTCTTAATAAATCAGTAATGCCACCATGTTGAGCTTCTATATCTCTGTAATTGTTAGGGAGTATAACTCTAAAATTATCTCCATTTTCTTCAGAGAAACTTTGTTCAGAATAATATACTCTTGATGGAAAACTTTCTAAACATTCTGAACAACAATTATAATTACTAACTAAAGGAAAGTAAATTTTTTCTTTAGCCATTCTTGAAAAGTCTACATTATAATGATAAGGTTCTGGACATGGTGCACCTCTAGGTAACCATTTTTCTTCATCATAACTAAAGTACATTATCTTAGACCTAAAGTATTCAGCAGCAGGAATAGCTTCAGAAAACAATGCACCACATTCATTATTAGTACTTTGTCTTAATGCAGTATTAATTTCTGACTCTACATATACTCCTAATAAATATTCATTAGCATAAGCAGTAAAACTATCTGCACTACTAACTAAACCATCTAATTCATTATCTGTAACAGTTTGGTCTAAGTTAGTTTCTTTCATTGCATTAACAGTATTACCAATAGCTGTTGCTGTAATACCTATACTTGCTAAAACTATTGCTCCTATTAACAAAGGAGTAGTTGCACCAAAAGTTAATATTGTTAATGTAGCTGCAACAGCAATAGCTAATACTCCAAGAATACCACCTATAATACCATTAAAAAATTCTCTATATAAAGTATTAGTTAGTTTAAACTGAGTTATATATACATCACCTGCAAATATATTAGGTTGAACAGTTTCACTATTGATAACACAATTATGCATTTTATAATAACTAATAGAGTCTAAATTAGAATGCACATCTCTTTCTACTCTATAAGTAATGTATGGAATGTCATTATTATTTCTTGGTAGTTGTCTTGTTTTAAGTACTTGAATATTATTTATTAATGAAGTATTATATATTCTATTACCTGGAGCAAAAGTGTCTTCAAAAGATGCTCCATTTAAAGTCATTATATTATAAGTAGCATGATTAGTTCCTCCATTAGTATCATCAGTACCTGAATAAAACTGACCTCTACATTCTATTATTGTATCAGTATCTACAATAAAAGAACCTACACCATCTTCTTTAATATAAGATAATGCTTTTCTATCAAATAAAAATTCTAACTCTACTTTAGTGTACTCAGGTCTTAAGTTTTGTCTTTGATATAAAAACTTAGGAGTAAATGCATAATGATAATCACCACCACCAGTATTGTTTCTTGTAAAGTATGAAAAGGTAATATAGGAAAATGCATCAGTAGCAGTACCTCTCATTCTACCTGCTATACCTGAATCTAATATTGTTCTGTTAAAATCATCTCTTTCAGCTCTAACAAAGTAATGACCTACAATATCAGGATGAGGATATTCTACATTATCAAATTTAACACCTAATACTTTTAAAGTAGAACCATTATATGGAACATCATAAGCAAATACTACACTATAAGTTACAGTAAAATCAGCAGCATAAGTAGTAAAGAAATCACCTGAACCTAAAATAGCACTAATATCAGTAGGACTATCTGCATTAATAGTTACAATGTTAGTAGTATAAACTCCACTTATAAAATCTGCTTCTTCTACATTAGTAATTATAGGAGTTTGAGGAACAAGATTAACTTCATAACCAGTAGTTAAATTTATATCAGGTACTCCTACAGGCCATGCAGTTACTATCTCTATTGTAACTTGTATAGCATAATATGTTTCTACACCTGCATCATTATCTACATGTGGTTCTAAAGTACGAGAAGGAAACCTATGATGTCTAATAGGATTATTTACTATTGCATCACCACAGAAATCTACTCCCCAATATTCTCCACTATCACATGATTCTAATTCAGGATAGTAATTATTTAAACATTGCCAGTATGCCATTTGTCCTGAATCACCAGGATTAACATCAATAGCAGTTTCATATACTCTCCACTTTTCTACTTTAGGTAATAATCCTAAATCATAATTTGCTGCTAATGCTAATGGAACTATATGTTCTATATCTTGATTCCAAGGAAATACATATTCATTATCAGGTGTAACTCCATATTCAGTTACTATATCTACACAATTATTAGTATTCCAATCCCATCTTTTATTTACTGGTGGTCCAGGAATATGATAAGCAGGAGATTCAAATCCATCTTTAAATACATATACAATGCCAAATGCATATACTTCACCACCCATAAATCCTACACACTCAAAAGGAGATAATGGATTTTTAGGATTACCTTCATCTAATGCATTTGTATCTGTTACATCTTTAATAATATAATGAGATGCTATTTTAGATGCATATTTTTGAAATCCACAGAAGTTTACTTGTTTGCCTTTAGTGTTTGCAACTAATAATCTATTTTCTAATTGCTCTATATGTTCAGCATATTCAAGATTTAATCTACCTAATGTTATATCATTAGGTTCTAATTCTGTAAATCCATTAGGATTGCCATTATATATAAATGTGTTTTGAGTTATAGGTATATTAGGAGAAACTACTGCTGCAGTAACTAATCCTGTAAATGATGTAGCTCTAATGCATGCTACTCTATATACAACAAATGATGTATCTAAATTACTAATGCTTAATTGAATAGCTTTATTAGTAACTACTGCTGTACCACCTAATGCATCAGATTCTAAATTAGATGAACCAAATATATTTAAGTAAGGTAAATACTGACTATCTAAATATATGTTAACAGGTCTTGATATAGTAACCCAGTTAGTAGAGTTACCATTATCATCTTCATATTGTATAGCAAAATTATAAGAACCTGATAATAGTTGCCCACCATTTAATACTTGAACATCAGCAAAACAAGGTATTTGATATGGAGAAAGTAATGCAAATAAATCACAATTATATTTTTCACCTACAAATGGTCCAATAGGATTAGCTAACCAAGCTATGTATGCATCACTATAATAAGAATCTAATGTATCTATATTTACTTGTCTTACAGGATTTAACCCATCAGTAAAATAAAATATTCTTTCACATCCATTTTTAATTCTATAAGTACAATCTATTTGATGTTCAATAGAAAATCCTAAACATTCTGAATTTAATATTTCAGTATAAGTGCAGTCTTTAACTATACCTATTGCACTTGTAATTCCACTAACAGAAAAAATTAATATCTCATTATTAATAGTATAGCAAGAACCTATTGGATAAAATCCTAAAGGTAACTCCCAACATTGTTCATTACTCTTTTCATTATTTAATAGATTTCTATTACCATCATTAGTTTCATTGACAGCATTTAATGCATACCTATAAGTTTCTTTAGGTTGGTCAACAGGATTATTATCCTGCACCATACCTTTATTTGGTCTGTTTACATTTTTTTCCATTAGATATATCTATTATAATAACCTCTAAAATAGTTTCTGAAATCTGGGTCATCAAATTTACGAGATTCAGGTCTAGACATTTTACCAAAGTATCCATAGTATCTTGTATTTCTTGGTAACAAGTATTGTCTTTGTTCCATTATATTTTGTAGTTGGTCAACACCTTTAGGCATCATAGCTCTATTACGAGCTTGTTTACAATACCAATGCCAATCTTGTTCTGCTTTCTGTAATCTACCATTACTACCTTCTCTACCTGAATAGAAATCTCTTTCCATTAATTTATAAGTAATATACTTTGTAAGTGCAGTAGTATAAGCATAATGGTCAGGTATCATTGGATAACCCTGGTCATCTACTTGTTGTCTTACATAAGATACTGCTACTTGTCCTTTTTCAAAACTCAATCTTAAAGTATCACCATTAATAATAGTGTATTCATTAAACATACCTGAACCTTCAGAGTAAAGTTTTTCTCCTTCAGGATGTTGGCACACTAATGAATTAAAGAAACTATGATTAGTTAACCTTACTACTGAAAAACAATTATTAAAAAGATATGAGTTAGAGTAATATCCAGTTTCATTTCTCATATCATAGTAAGGTCTATAATATGCTAACTCATATTCATTAATAGGTTGACCATCACAATCAAGAGCAACAGGAATAGGATTAGTATTTTGAGATGTAGTTTGGTCAGAAGCAATAGCAGATGCTATAACATCTGATGGACAAGCACCACACCCTGTAATATCATCCCAACAAGTATTTCTAGCTATCTGAATAATAGCATGTAGTCCATTAGGTAACTCTGCTTGATGATTTCTAACTTCAATAAAAGCAACAGCTTCTTCATAAATAGTAATGGCACCAATAGCTTCTAAAGCTTCTGCTGCCCACTCTATCATATCAGATTCATTAATGCCTTGAACTGAACCTAAATCTCTTCTTATCTTACCAAATATCCTATTTACTGATGCATAAGGTGTAACTTCATTACTCATCTTTAGTAGTATTTTTAATTTTTCTTGAATGAGGAGCAAACTTACCTTCTAACACATAATACTCCTTACCCTCTAATATTTTTTTAAATAATTTAGCTTTACTTTTTCTATTAGGAACATAAGTATATAAATACTTATTAGTTATTAATATAGAGTTTCTACTCCACATATATCTATACCTTACTCCATCACTATGCTCATTAAAATAATATACTCTTTGTTGTCTTTCTTCACAAGGTTTACATTCTTTCCATAACTTTTTAGTTGCTTGCCAATTAATAGTTAATCCTTCAATTCCATTATCTGTTACTCTTGGTTTTAATTTCTTACCTATTATTTCTACTGCTCCTAATTTACTTGGTAAATGTACACATTCTCCATCTAATATTGCATCCATCAAATATTCAGCAAATCCATTTAGTACAGATAAATATACTTTCTTATTTACTTTGTTTTCAGCTTCTTGACAATAATATTTATAAGATGTAATAAATGTTTCTAACTTCTTTCCTTTACTCATATTACTTGTTTGCTTGTGATGGATTATCTTTAGAGTTATTAGATTCATCTTCTACATTTGTTAAAAATACTTGTAATAGACTTTGAACTGTAAGTTCTATCATTGCATCAAACATAGAATTATCTAAATGAAATTCTCTATCATATATAGAAATACATGCATCTTGAGGATTAGGACAATATGATGGAAAATTATATCCTTCAACAGGGTCATCTAATAATATTTCTATTCTGATTACTTCAGTTTCATTTTTAGCAGTAACATATAAGTATTCATCAGAAATAAAATAATCAGGTTTTGTAGCAGTATATTTATCATACTGTTTATATTTTTTATCTTGCCAAGTTATTTCTGAAAATACTATACTGCCATCTAAAGATGTAACACTCCTTATTATGTGTCCACTAATTCCACTTACAGGAGTAGGTAATTGATATTTAGTTCTATATATACAGCAACCTAATGGAGGAATACAAGGACATTCATGTATAGGTGCTTTTATTAACTCAACACAATTTAATACTTGATAATTAGTACTGGCTATAAATTGTTTTTTAACTACTTTTTCATATAGTAATCTTGACCTTACAGTTTTTAACTTACTATAAATATGTCTATTAGTTAATCTTCTGTCATCAGCAGCAACACCTTTAGAATATAAAGATTGAACTCTTTGTATAGCTTCAACAACTTTCATTGATATTTGTATTTAAATATTCTTTTAAAACATTTGTGAAATCAAAACATGGTCTTACTTCATAAGTTCCATCATGTTTTAACCATACTATAAACCTTTCTTTAACTTCTATATCTATCTCTTCTAAAATTAATTGATAATAACTTAATTGAATCTGATATTTATTAAATGATGTATTAGCACTATAAGAAAATGGTTCTAATAAAAATCCATATTGCTTATCTAAGTTTTCATTTGTTTTATAATCAAGTATAACAGCAGTATCATTTAAATTATCCCACATCAATAAATCACAAGTACCTGCATATTTATATTTTTCAGAATACATTTGTAACTCAGTACTTACTAAAGTATATCTTCCTGATTCTGTTAGATTTTCTAAAAAATCTTTTACCGCTTTTTGTTGATTATTTTGGGGTATGGAGTTTTTGCTTTGCCACCATTTCTCTGCATATACATGTACTGAAGTGCCATTGGTTGCTGCAACATTTCTTTTTGTTTCCCACCTCTCAAGGATTTGTTGAAGACTCTCTTTACCTTTTTGTTGTTCTTTTTCAGCCCAATACAACTCATCAAAAGCTTCACAATGAGATTTAACCAAAGCAGAAACTGAAGGAAGTACTTTTTCATTTACTGTATATATGTGTTTATCTTCTTGAAAAAAAAGTTTAGAAAATGAATCACTAATAGTATCTATTACATTCTTGCTCATAAAAGAAAAGATATTTGTTTAAGTAACAAATATCTTAAAAATTATTGAGAGTTTCAATTTAATCTTAATTATTCTTTTCTAATCTTTCAACTAATGCAAGTAACTTTTTCATTAGTGCTGTATTGTTTTCTATAACGTGATTGTTAGAACTAACTGTTTCCATAAGTGTAGCTCTGTCTTCTGTAACATATTTTAATAGTTGGTCTTCTATTTCTTTTAACCTTGTTTCATTTTTTTTATGAAGCACAAAAAACTGCTTGCCCATAAAGTAAATAATGCCAATCATAATTATAGCAAATACACCTAAAATGCCATAATTTGTTAAGTAGCTTACCTCTTGAGGTACTTGTAAAAATAAAGAGTTCATTTTGTAAAAATTTTATTTGTATTCTATTAAAGGTAAATATTTAACCCACCAACAATCAATGTTTTCGTTATTAAGTATTTGATACAAGGGTAATATCCAATCTCCATTTGTCATCCTTAATGGAGTAAAAATATGACCTTCAAGATAATGTTTATCTAAAAGGTATTTAAATTCTTCTTCATCAAGTAATCCACCAAGCATTATATTTCAAATAATGTAAAGTTACAAATTTGTTTATTAGTAAATATCTTAATCATTTCAAACCAATGTTTATCAGGAACAACACAACATCCTGCACTCCAACCATCAACCCATGAACCCCATCCACCTTTATGCCAGTTAATTCCATACCAACCTCGTGTTTTTATAGCAGTATCAATTTTTCTATCTTTAGTTCCATCTCTATATATTTCAATAGCACCAGTCTGCATAAAGTAAGGAGCACCTAACCATAATGATTTCCAATTAGAACTAGTTGTAAATGTATGTGAACCTATTACTTGTTGCTCACAAGCTATTGCTGTACCAGTAATACCACCTACAGTTAAAGGATTAAATACATAATAATCACCTGATGTTGTACTACAAGGAACTATCATATCTGCTTTACCATTATAAAACCTAACAGCATAATCAGCAAACTTATTATCAAGTACTTGGTCTGTTCTGATAAACACAATATCATTTTTAGGATGTACCCAACTACGTTTGTTAAGTTCATCAAGTACAAAGTAATGAGCACCTTCTAATGATTTAGGTCCAATGATGCCATCTATAGCTAAGCTATAATAGCCTTTGTCTTTGAGTATTTGTTGGAATTTTTTCATTATACTTCAAATTGAATCAACCAATTATTTACCATTGCAGGAATATCATCATCATCCCATGTATTTACATATGGCATGTCTTCTGCAATTACTCCAAATTGTGCTGTGTCTGTTGATAATACAACTAAAACAGACAATAATTTGTCAATTGCTTTATCTTGTATTGTATTAAGATTTATAAAAATTGTAGGGTTTACAATCTGTACATTAAATTGTGGGAAACTGTATGTCATTGTATTATTTTTTTAATTAGGATAATGTTGTTCCAGTTACGGTGAAAGTGCGACAAACTAAATAAGCATTATTTGTTGATTTTGATGCGCTATTTATAGGAGCACTACTACCAGTCCATACATAAAGATTATTTGTTGTAGTTGCCATATCTGTATTAGATGTATGGTATTGGTTAGACGCTAAATTAAAAGGCGAATAATTTAACCTTGCTGTTAATTGCCAATTAAAAATAGATAAATATTCCATAACATTTGGAAGCCTCCACCCAGTTGTAAAAGGTGCAATGCTTACTAATAAAGCTGCGC